AGCAAACTCATCGCAATATAGTAAGGATATGGACATACCACGACCGGTATTACCAGTAGTAGTAGCTGATACAATTCTTGATCCGTTATCAAATTCAATACTCCCTTTGTTATAGTTTACAACACCACAACGTATGTGATCTTCGCACAGTTCATAGCCATAGCGGATACGTTGCATAATTTCCTGTGAGCCTGTGTATTTGTGTGCGGCCACTAGAATAGTTTGATCTGGATGGAACATAGCATACCATAGCAGGTAACTTGATGCACAAGTTGTCTTACCACTTTGACGTGGTAGCATGTTGATGTTAAAACGATAATCGTGATAGGCGGCCAGCAAGCGTTCTTGATATTCAAATGGTTCAAATTTAACTTTACCCTTTACCGGATGTTGAATATGAAAGAATTTTTTAGCGAAAGCCAAGTACCCGTTGGTGGGATCAGAACATGCGATCAAGTCAGCAATTTGTTCTTCTGTAAACTTTTCTTTACTATGCGCTTTTTTGGTTAAGACGCCGTCTAGTGATTTTGCCATAACTTTATTTACATAAAAAAAGGGCTCCTAAGAGCCCCTTTTGAACTGCGACGAATTATTTTTTATATTTGTTGTATTTGGCACGTACCGGTTCCAAGTCCTTGCCTTCTGCCTCTGCATCACGCAATGCCTGCATACCTTTTTTACCATATTTCATTATGCCTTTGGCAGCACGACTCATTGTTTTTTTATCTTCTAGAACTTCAAGTTCTAAATCGTGATCTTCATAGGCCATGATTGGTGCAGTAGCTACCTTTGGCGAATACGCTGACATAGCTGTTTGGCATTCTGGTGTTAGCATAGCATGTTTGAAATGATGTGCTACGTGTGCGTGACGTACTTCGTGATCGTCATGTTTCTTTTCACGATAGCCCATGCCGTCATAAAAATAGTCGTATAACTTTTCATAAAGTTCTGGGGTTAAACGGCCAGCTTCTTCAAACTGCTTAACATCATGCTTGTGACTAGCAATGATATTTGCTAGAGCGTGACGATGTGGATCTTCGTTGCAACCTTCATTAAGTGTGCGTGTCTCGCGAGTTTTTACTTCATTGTATAGTTTTTGTAATCGATCTACTAGACCTTCGTGCATTCTTGGGCTAGCAATAGGCAATCCAGTTTGGCGTAGACGATGATCACCGTGGTTTGCGCTGAAGTCATCTGACGGTGGATTAGTTACTGCTGACACATCAAATGTTTCTTCGCCTGAACTATTTGGAGCAGAATTTTTCCATTCTTCTTCCATTTCAGATCCTAGCACAATAGCGTCTGCACCTTGTACATGATGTGCAGGTGCAACCATTGGTTCGCCTACAGGCTCTTCTTCACCGGATTGTTCAATGTTGCGCAGGATCTTCATGAGGTCACTAATACCGTTAGGACCTGATCCATTCATGCTAACATTCATAGTTACTGAATCCGCTTGTTTAGGAGCAGAAGAAATCTTTGGAAGTTCAAGATGTGGCATTTCGTCGCCACACTCGGCTGTCATTGCCGGTGTTGAGCCTGATGAAGAATCTTGTGCGCCAACTGCTGAATTGCCAACACCGGACGATGAATCACCGGTCATTGTCATATCTTGAGTAGTTTCTTCAATCGCTCTTAATTTTTCTGCTAGTTCATAAAAATTCATATTATTTTCCTTTTGGCGCATTAGGTACAGACTTTGCTAAAAGTTGATCATTAACACCTGTGTATTGTTCTGGACTGTGCTTGGTCTTGCTTAATTCTTTTAAGAAATTTAGTTTATGTTCTTCACCAACTAACTTCTGTGCGCCCGGTGTATCTTCTAACTCATGCTTGGTTAAAAGTGCTTGACCTGATTTGTCAAGATTAGCGTGGTTAAGTTCAACTTCTTGTTGTTCAAGTTCAGTTAATGCTAAAATATTAGTAGCTGGAATACGTAACCCTTCTGCGATTTTATCTAGCACTTGACGGCTAGTCGCTGGATAATTTGTTATAACATCAAACAAACTAACTGCTATGTTTTTGTGATTAGGAAATTCAGTGTGGCTAGCAGTAATAGGTGTGCGTTTGCCAGCCGATACTGTTGCTACTTCAAATTCTGATAAAGCACGTTTAATAGCATCTGTGCAGTTATCAGGGCAATCACCTGCAATCTTTACTTTGAAAGTGTAGGTTTTTTTGCTCTCTGTTAGGTATTCTTTAAATGATTTCATAGTGCGATTCCAATACTATATTTATTTCAAATTCTTTAGTTTCTCTAGTAAGCTATTACGATCTGTAACGATATAGCCATCGCCCGGAATGGTAAGTCCGTTATCTCCGCCGGCAGCATCATTGTCTAATTTCTGCTTCTTAAGCTGTAGATCTATCATTTTTAGCTTCTTATCTAACTTGGCTGTTTTAGCTTGAATAGCATTGCCTAGCATACTAGCGGCTACTTCAAACAGACGTCCGCTGTATCTAGCTTCTACGTTCATACCTAAATCCATGATATCTTCATAGGCATCAACTGCACGTTTGGCTAGATCATCTAACTCAGCGTCGCTAACATCTCCCAATCCCTTTACCTGCGGTAAAGCCGCTGAAATCTTGTCAAACTCTGAAATATCACGAAGTAGTGGCTTGGCCGCTTCTTGTGGTTGTTTCTTTTCTTCTTGCTTGACAATCTTTTTGCTTTCGGGCAAATTTAATAGTTCTTCTAATTTTTTAGTCATACTATTACTTATCAGCCGCCGGTATGGAATAAATCATTTTCGTTAATGATTCTAAACTTAATACCCTGTTGTTTACACCAATGATTTGCGGCTGCCCATTTTGCCTGATTTTTAACGAACTGTGCTTGATTATATTTGTTTTTGCCCACACGCTCTAGTATACTTTGACTCGCTGGTTTTATCTCAATTAGTTCGACATTTGTTCGATTCATCTTGTCAGCATATTGTATGAAAAAATCTGGCACATATACTGTCTGTCTGCCAGTAAGCGGATCTCTGTAGGGTATTTGTATCGCTTCGCTAGCCCATTTTTGTACACTAACATTCGTGTCACAAAAATTCATAAAACTCCACTCCCAACTGGATCTATATGTAGGAACCTTAGTACCTACATACTTTTCCGGGTGTCGCATATTGAATTTACCACGAGCAAACTTTGCCATGTTATACTAAGATGTTTCTACTTTCAAAGGTATCTTCTATCTTTGCAACACGGTATCCTAGTAGACTAGTGTTTTCTCTGTAGGCATTGAGTACCTGCGCTACAATCTGACTAAGTTGAATGTCTGTCAGTGATTTTAGTGAGTCAAGTAAAGAAAACGGTGCTACGTTATCAATACGTGCTTGGTTTAATAGCACAATAGTAATGGATCGAGAACTGTCTTGGTCAAAGCCGCGTTTTAAAAAGAATCCAACAACTGCATCAATTTCGTATGATGGAAAACTAACTTGTTGTTTAAAGAATTTATCAAAGAACGCTTTAGTTTGAATGTTGTTAACTGACTGCTGTAGTTGAGGTAGATTTAGTGTTGCCATGTTATTTTCCTAGATTTACTTGACTAGCAATAATAGGACTTGATGTTTGTGCAACTGTAGAATTTGGAAAATTAATACCAAGCGTGTTGCCAGTTCCAGTTACGTTTGCTCCATCCACATTGATCACACCCATGTTTCCTGGAACTGTACCTTGACTAGCATTTTGATAGTTGTTTACAGTTTGTATCATGTTAGATAAAAAGTTATTTGCATTAGATTGATTGTTTTGACTGCTCAAAACACTACTAACACCGATACGAGTGTCGCCGACTAATGGGCTAGGTGTTGGATCATAATGCTCTCTACCGAACCCTTCTATAGTATCGGAACCTACAACACCAAGACCATATTCTACTGCTTCGCATTGAAGTTTCATATCAAATTCTTGTGTTTGCTGGCCCTGCGCATAGTCTACTCTGTTGTAGTTCCAAAAAGTAATAATAGGATTAACGAGTTTATAACTGACAAACTCATGACGAGCCATTTGATAGATAATAATATAATTAAAGAACGGTTCTGTACTTCCGTTGTCTAAACCATAGGGCTGAGTAATATAGTTAGAATTTTTTGTAGCAGTCCTACTGTACGCACCTGGAACTCCTGCACTATTAAAATCAGCATAGTAATAGCTGTAATAATTTTGCCATAGTTGATTTATTATGCCTGTATTATCATCATGAAATTTCATAGTAATTTCACCAGGCTTAGATTGATATTGCATTACTTTTTTTCTGTTATACTGATTTAACAATTCTGTCGAAACAGTATAGCTAGGCAAGTCTGTGCTTTTAACCAACATACCAATAGTTGATCCAAATCTTTCAACTAGGTCAGTAGTTCTAAGTGCGCCCTTGTTAAGACTAAATGCCACATGGAATAAAAATTTAGATTTTGGTGCCAGCGCAAATTGTTCGTCCGCAAATAGACGAGCCGCATGCTGTTGATCTCGTAGACTAATATACGGATCGGAAACTAGTTCATTGGTGGGAGTGAATGACATAATATTATTTATTAACGGTTATTATCTACGCACTTAATGATTATGCATAAAAAAGCCCACTAATGTGGGCTTGTTTATTAACCGATTTGACCGCCGCCGCCAGTAGCATTAGTACTACGAGTTTGTTTAAACCCTGGTGTACCAAATCCAGCTGAAGGTCCAATTTGAACAGCATTATCCATTTGGATACTGATGTCGATGGTCATCACTGCTTGTTGTGTATATGTTACTGTATTGTAGTTTGTCGATGCTAGATAACAACCATAGCACTCCCATGTTTCAAGAACATTAGGACCGCCTGTTGGATCAGCACCGTTACCGCCGTCTAACATTTCAATACGCATGGTAAACTTATAGTCACCGCCTGATGCCGCTGAACTTTGTTCAAAGAAGTCAAACTGTTTCTGATTTTGTTCACCAACTAGCTTGCTAACAGCACCAGTTACATCATCGCGTAACTTGATTGTTAATGGTTGCCACTTAGGACGACCAGCATAGTGAATTGTTGAGTTGTACACTTGAAGTGTTTGATCTTCAAACTGTACGTTTGGACGAGCCGCATCTTGAACTTGTTTTGTAAGTTCAGTTGTTGAACCGCTTACACCAAAATTTTCAAAACTAACTCTAAAACGGTACTGCAACTTAGGCATTAACATGCCCTGTGTTGATGCGCTTTGATTAGAAGCTAGCGGTACTGTAAATCTTGATAATGACGCAATTGACATTTAATTTCTCCTAATTATTTTCCGCCCAAGCCTTTAATGGCTCCGGTGTTTTCTAAACGCAACGGTATGTAAATAAATTCTACTGCTTTAACAGGTTCAATTGCTATGTCAAGATGCAATTCGTTACGATCAATTCTTGCAGGTGTGTTGTTGCTAGTGTCACACACAACTAAGTAATCGTAAATGGCACGCTGACCTACTAATTCTAACATTAGGCTTTCTGCTGCCTGCTTAATTTCATTACGAGTAATTGTATCGTTTGGTTCAAACACATATGGTTTTGCCAATCTGTCAAGCTGTCTACGTAGATAAACAACTAAACGTGCTACGTTGATACGATCTAATGAACTTGCAACTAGCTGACGTGTTTTTTGTCCGTAAGCCACTAAACCTACACCTGTTAAGTATGTAATTGGGTTTACGTTGTTTAATTGCAATGTATCACGTTGTCCTGTGTTTAATGCTACTGCATTAAATTCTCCAGTTTGTCCATCAACATATCCAACTGAGCTAGCGTTAGTAATACCACCACGACGTACACCAGCTGGTGCAAACCAAGGATAACTTACGTTGTCATTTAATGCAATAGTACGTAACATCATGTGGCTCGGTGGAACAACAATGTTGTTACCTAACAAGTCTGTTGAGTAGCCCCATGGATAGTAAATTCCGATATATGCATCTGTAGTTACTAGTCCTTCTTCGCTGTCAGTAACTGCGCTATTAACGTTCTGTGCCCAGTTGCCTAGTGTAGTTGCATCTGGTTTTAAACGTGCTGGAGTATCAGCAACAATAAATGCTGTTAGGCCGCGATCGTAGTTTAATGATTTCAATGCTGGAGTTGTTTCAATATAACCTGGGCATGATATTAAATTAAACACACGAGATTCGTTATCACGAATTTCTTGGTTACTATTAATTGTAGCATTTAACGCTGTTACAACAACTTCACGAACTGCCTTGCGTCCAAAACTTCCTGAACCATCAGCTTGATTAGCCGCGTAGCTTACCCAACGATCTGGGAAGTATGAGCTCATTAGTTCGTTGCTATGACGTGGATTTCTGTTGCTTGTGTTGATATGATTTTTAACATATTTCTTAACATTGAATCCTGAACGACGTAGATTCCATAACAACATTCCTTTTGGAAATAATGCTGGATCTGGTGCGTCTGGATCTAAAAAGTCACTGCTTAGTAAATTTATAATAGTACTTGGTGTATCAACAGTACCATTAGTATTCCAACGTGCATCTGCAAACAAAACACCGTTTTCACTAACTTGGTCAGTCTTGTCAACTAATACCCATAATTTTGTTGTAAAATTATACTTGTAAATTACTGGGAAATTTTCAATATCCGCAGTATCGATCCATAGATCGCCGTTAGCCAATGCAGTGCCATCGCTTTGTACAGTAGGTTGTGTTGCTGAAACAATCGGACCAGCTGGGTCAGTTGTCGAACCGCCTGCTTGATTTTGTGTGAAGTTCAAATAGCCAACCCATGTTGTACCATTGTTAACCATGATATCGATTGCGCCAGTAATGTTAGTATCATACCAGATAGTACCATCTGCGGCTGTGCTAGTTGGAGCAGAGTTGCTCACATTAGCAAATCCTAATTGTGTACCAGGTGCTACCGAACTCCATAAGCTAGCAACGTAGCTTCCGTTGGTGCCTGTTGGGCTAGAATAAAAATTAGTTGTAATGCCTGGGGTAAACAACTTACCGACTGGGCCAGTTGTTGCGTTTGGCGTTGTATCAACTAAGCGGAAGTCACCGCCTGCAATATGTGAAATTGTAATTGTATTATCAGAATTTAATGTTGCTACCAAATTTGAATTTGGTAAAGCGGCTGTAAATGCTGTTAAAAATGCCTGAGCATCTGCTGTTGCATTTCCTGTTGCTGTGAAACTAACTGTAGTAGACGCTGTTAAACTTGTGCTACCGATCACGCTTTCTTGTACTGTAAATGCGTTAGCACCAGAAACAAATGTTGATGCTTGTACAGGAACTGATACAATAGATGCAGCACCTGCACCAGTTCTAATGTATAATTTAAAGTTAGACAATGCTGGAGCAACTTCACCGTCATTGTATTTTACATAGATAGATCCTGTAGCTAGATTTGCACCGCCACCTGTTGGATCTAATACAGCTAATGCGCTTTGTCCGTTTGCGCTAACTGAAACTTTTTGTTCTACCCATGCACTAGTAGTTGCATTGTATTTTTTAACCACCCAATCAGCACCAAGATTTGGCTGGGTTGTCTTAACCCAAATAGAACCAGTTGGATAACCATTTGCTGAACTTGTATTATCAGTTCTCTTGAATGTTGGAACTTGATAGTGCGGAGCAATTACTAAACTTGGAGCAAGATATGTAGTTGAAGACAATCCAACTTTTGCTACAGATGTACCGCTTAGTACAATTGAAACACCTGTTGAAAATAAATTCAAATAACCGTTAATATTGCCTGCTGTAACACCAGTGATATTTGCGGCATTGATTGCAGTGATTAAACCAGTTAAGGTTGTTTGTCCTGTAATAGTATTACCGTTGATAACCAGTGTATCACCTGATAATAATGTTATGCTAGAATTAGGAGTTGTACCAGTCGCTGTAGGCCAACTTGCGGCCCATGCACTAGTTCCAACTTCTACCCACACACCTGCGGCACTTGCTGAGAGATATTTTTTAAAGAATAATTTTTGTAGTGTTGTAACCGCTACAATAGCGTAGTCACCAATCGCACCAACGCTTGGATTAATTGTTGTATAGGTTAATGTTGAACCATTCCAGTTAGATAATTTACTAGTATCTGTAATTACAGTAACTGATTGATTTGTAAATGTTTGGCCGCCAGTTGTAGTAGCTGCCGCTGAATTCCATTCGAAGATACCGTATTTTGTACCTACAGTGTCTAACCAAATTGTGCCATCTGGAGGTGGGCTTGTTGGAGTGTTTGTCGATCCGCTTAGTGATGCTAGGTCAACATCTGCACGTACAACATACGCACGATTGCTTACTCCTAAGAAGCTGTATGCGGCTTCTAGACCATATTCGTTTTGTTCTCCAGCGTGGATCGGATTGTTTTCTGCGTCGGTATAAAACTTTGGAATACCGAATGTGTCAGAAACATCTTTCTGGCTGGTTAATAAGTAAACCTTACCAGCGTTTGCCGCTGTTGTGCCGGGAGCAGTACCTGTTCCTGCACCGTTAGCTTTGTTTTGCGCTGACGCAACAACAAACAAAGGAACTGTACCTGCTGCCGCCGGAGTATAAAAACTCTCATCAACGACTGTTACCGATACGCCTGGTGAATTTAATGTAGCCATTCTTTTCTCTCCATGATGACATGTGCTTAGTAGTATTTATAGCTTTTGGACTTTTTATGCTAGTTAAAGCACCGAGAAAAGGGGCAAAAAAGGCTTAAATATTTTTATGAGACCATTATGCACCTGCGGGTATAGACCAGCCGCTATTAACTATGTTAAGAACGGTCGTACTTACTATCGAAAACTATGCGAAGCCTGCCTTAAGGGCGGAAAATATGCTGGTATTGCCAGGTGGCATCGTGCTGGTTATAAAATAAAAACCCAATGCGATAAATGTGGATTTAGATCACCGCACACAGAAGTGTTTAATGTTTTTCACGTAGACGGTGATCTAAATAACTGCAAACATACTAATCTTAAGACGGTATGTGCAAACTGTCAGCGAACTCTGCATAAAGAGGGAGTGGTGTGGCGTCAGGGCGATTTAACACCAGACTTTTAACTTGAGTGTATAGATCATCAATAGTTTCGTTGTTGTCTAATACATAGTCAAAATTAGTGCCAACCCATGCAGTTTCGCTAGCGTGTATGCCGTAACTGGCTAGCTTTTCTTTGAACATATCCATGCCCTCGTTGGCGTATTTTGCCACAGCATACCATTCGGGTTCCTCACCACGAACTACACGGATAACGATTCCGCCCGCATCTTTGATTGATTTAATTTCGTTAGGGAAACGACAGTCGCTGATAACAATGTCGTCTTTACTATTACGGAGTTTGTTTTCTAGACTAGCAATCCATATATCATCGTGGAATGCTTTGCGGCATACTTCTGTGCCCCAATATTGTAGTACCCATCGAGGAGTTAAGTTGGGCATATTCAAGCGTTCGCTCCACCACGGATCTACTTGCTCACGCCATTCGCGAGCAGTTTTTGTTCGGCCTTCTAGCATTGTTCGGTCCCAACCGAATACTTGTGCTACTGCATCTTTGAGTGAATTTGCAAACGATTCTCGACGAAAACCGTGAAAGTTAGTAAGATAATCGGCAATAGTATCCTTGCCAGAACCGATAAAACCGCACACACCAATAATCATAGAGCCCCCTAAAGTAACTCTAGTATATAACAGTTTTATTACAAGGTCAAATTATTTGTTAGCCAAGAACAAAATAGTAGCCCGATCCACCAGCAACGTAGGTGTCCAATTCTTTATCGAGTCTTTCAAAATCTTCTTTTGCACTATTTTTTAAATCAGTACCATTTAGAGTAATGGGACTTTGTGGGCCAGCAATACTAGCAAACTTACTACGTGCTTCGCCCAAAATTTGTTTACATACTGCTAGGGAATAATCACGTAGCCATTGCTTGGCTTGGTAATCCTGTAGTAATACCCAGTCTGGTCGATAGTTGTAGCTCTGTACTAGAATCTGTTCGCCTTGGGCAAACGGGCGTTGTAGAATAGTTAAGGTGTGACTTGTTGGTTTCCAAGCAAATTCAATATAGCTACCAAACATGCGTCCTACCAGTTTCTGATAGCCAGCAAACATGTCGTAAGTTGCTAGACCGCCCATCATACTACCGCTCATCAAGTAGGTGTTTGTGTACGCCAAGTTGAACGGCTCGAACAATGTTCCGCCTGCACCTAAACCACTCCTTGAACCCACTGCTCTGCGGAATACTTGACGAACTGTCATAACTTCGTCCGGTAATCTATACTCGTTAATGTCCTGTATGAGTTCTAAAAACAAGTAACTTTCTTCTACAGCATTGGGGCTTTTTTGACGATAGCGTGTTAATGCACGATCTAGCGCAGTTTCATAATGTATAGGGTCTAGTTCTACTTCGATCATGCCGTCGCCCAACATGTTCTTAACATAGCTAAAAACCTTGTTGCGTTCTACGGTAGAATTAGATTCAACTGATGATGGTAAATCGTCCATAATTTGCTCTCCATACATATTTATCGTCATTAGGCGAGAGTATATTGCGATAAATATCATATGCCACGTTTATCCTTATACAAGCCCGAAAAAGGCAACGACTATAAATTTATAGATCGCCAAGCTAGCGAGATGTTTCAAGCTGGCGGTACAGATGTGTATTTGCACAAATATTTAGGGTCAAATACCGACCCTGCGAATGCCACAGCCGCTACTCCAAACTATTCAACACTTAGCCCAACAAATATCCAAGATTTACTATTTTTAGAAAATCGAGATAGAACTTACGATACTGAAATTTATCGTATCCGAGGCATATACAATGTTCAAAATATTGACTTTAATCTAAGTCAATTTGGCCTGTTTATTGATAACGACACATTGTTTATGACTGTGCATATTAACGATTTTATCAAGTATGTGGGTCGAAAACCAATCAGCGGCGATGTATTAGAATTACCACATCTAAGAGATACGTTTGCACTCGACGACCACGACGTTAGTTTACCTCGATACTATGTTATAGAGGACGTTGGCCGTGCAAGTGAAGGATTTTCAGTAACATGGTTTCCACATTTATATCGATTAAAACTTAAGAAGGTTACTGATAGCCAACAGTTTTCACAACTGTTCAGCCAACCTGTGCTTGATTCTAACGGTGACGCTACTAATACCACACTCAAAGAATTGTTGAGTACATATAACAATGAGTTGGCTATTAATGATCAACTTATTGCTCAAGCTGAAGATGATGCTCCTAAGAGTGGTTATGAAACTAGACAGTTCTATACACTATCTGTTGACTCTAAGGGAGTTCCAGTTTTAAACACTGCCGACGAAGATGATATCGACGCTAGTTCAATGGGGTCTTCTATACATGCTAGTCAAGTTGATGCTGTACCGCAACGTAGCGGATATACTGGATACTTGCTAGGTGATGGTTTCCCTGTTAACGGATACGATTTTGGATTTGGTATTCAATTCCCTGCATCTGCGGCCAAGGAAGATTTCTTTCTAAGAACAGATTTTTTACCTAATAGATTATTTAAATTTGATGGTATTCGTTGGATTAAAGTTGAAGACGCTGTTCGGATGACTATGACTAATAACGATTCTCGCCAGACTCTCAAGACAGGATTTATCAATAACGATAAATTTACCTATAATGACGAACTTGCTTCTGATGTAGTTGTCTTGACTGCTGGAGATCATATAATTAACACGACTATTGATTACCAAGTACCATTATACGTAACACTAAAACTAGAAACTATTATATTAGAATACGCATTGTCAGACTATTCTGGATTAGTTTCTAGCTACGCTTATACAGATCCAACGACCCATACAACTAGCAATAAAATTAGAATTACACTACCTATTATATCAACAACACAGCAAACGATCCCATATAACGGACAGTGGACTGTGAAAATCTATAACTACAGAGAATCACAAAAACAAAGCCTTAGCAAGGCTCTTAGACCTAAGGCAGATTTATAATGCAATATTTTTATGATGGACAGATAAGACGATATTTGTTACAGACTATTCGTGTCTTGAGCAACTTTGTTGTCAAATACGGTGACGGCACTTTACATCGAATACCTGTATTGTACGGAGATGCCGACCGTCAAGTGGCCAGCATCATGCGTAAAAATTCAGAAAATGCTGTCAACTCTATTCCTCGTATGAGTGTGTATATTAAGAGTTTAGCATTAGATCAGTCAAGATTAGCTGATTCAACTTATGTTGGAAAACTACATTTTAGAGAGCGCGATATTGACCCAGGCACAGGTAGCTATAATCAAAGTCAAGGCAGAAACTATACAGTAGAACGTTTGATGCCAACGCCGTTTAAATTGACCATAGCTGTTGATATTTTGACCAGTAGTACTGAGCAGAAATTACAGGTGATGGAACAGATACTAGTATTGTTTAATCCTAGTTTAGAATTACAAACAACTGACAATTATATTGACTGGACTAGTTTAAGTGTGCTAACACTAAATGATGTACATTGGTCAAGTCGTAGCGTGCCGGTTGGTAATGATACTCCGATTGACGTGGGAACTTTAACTCTTGATGCTCCGATCTGGATCAGTCCTCCAGTCAAGGTCAAACACTTGGGTGTAATTACAAAAATATTTACTAGCCTTTATAACAGTGCAACTGAAAGCGAAATTGGCTATGTTGACGGATTAGGCGTAGATGCTACAGATTCTACAATTAGTTTCAGTGATTTGCTTTCAGAAGATATTACAACGATTTCGACTTATAAAATCGCTGTGTATAATAAACAGGCAGTATTGCTTAAGAACACTGAAAATGTTGTTCCAGTAGAACCAACACTGGATATTCCAGAGCCACAAGGTACACCAAACAACTGGCAAGAATTTTTAAATCAATATCCTGGAAAATATAAAGCTGGGTCTAGTCAAATATTTTTAATGCAACCTAATGGTACTGAAGTTATTGGAAGTATTGCTGTTAATACCACTAACAATAGTTTATTAATGATTGACTGGGACGCTGATACCTTAACTACCAATACCGGTATAGATAGTAATGGTGTTTTTGATTATCAACCGGGCTATGATGCTCCCGGAAGCTATAGAAGTAATAGTCCAGGAACATTTGATGCTATAGTAAATCCACAAACCTATAATCCAGGGTCATTAAGTGCAGGGCATCGATTCTTAATTATTGATGATATTGGTAGCGAAATTAACACTAATCCTGCACCCGCATGGGGTAGCCTGGTTGCCAAAGCCAATGACATCATTGAATACACTGGCACACATTGGTCTGTTGTCTTTAGGGCTAGTCACAACGAGCACAACATGGTCTGGCAAACTAATATATACACAGGAGTTCAGTATCTATGGAACGGTATTTCATGGATTAAGAGCTTTGAAGGTGAATATGGACCAGGTCAATGGAGACTAAAACTTTAAACGAACAGATAGTATGCAGTGGTGCTTTGATCTACAGCAAAGTAACTCATCGATGTCTACTGGTTCAAAAAGCTCAGGGAAAACATTCGGGAACTTGGGGTTTAGTCGGCGGAACTAACATCGAAGGCGAAACTGCTTGGCAGGGTCTACAGCGCGAAATCCAAGAAGAAATTGGTTTTATTCCTGAGATAGCTAAAACACTACCTCTTGAAAAATTTACCAGTAATGACAGCGTGTTTAATTTCCACACGTATTTCTGTATAGTAGAACAAGAATTTATCCCCATACTAAGCGATGAACACACAGCATGGGGATGGTTTGATCTCAGCTGTTTTCCTAAGCCTGTACACAAAGGACTAGATCTTAGTCTTAGAAATAAAATAATCCAAACTAAAATACAAACAATAATAGACATTATTGACAGCCTATAAAAAAGCCCCTTTCGGGGCTTTTTGTTTGATTACGCTTGAGCTTCACCCCAACGTAGAATCATGTTAGTGTTAATTGGCGCACCTTGTGTAATATACGCATTAACAAACAATACGTCTGGTCCGTTTGGATAAGCACCACGGCCACCGATCGCTGTGTTTGTCAATTCTTTCAAGAATGTCAAATCTAACGAGTCTTTGTTAGCTGGTGAGTTAATGAACGAGAATACTGTTTCACCTGGTGTTGCATAAGTACCGCGGCTAAACGTTATTACGTTACCAGAACTTAGTGCCGCTAGCACTGGTGAACTAATGGTAATGTTTAGGCCGTTAATTGCAGTTACCTTAGTGTTACCAGACATTGCTGAGTTAGTTGTTACAGAAACAACGTCGTCACCCACTTGAATACCGGTTGTGTTGTTAACTGGAATTACTGAAACACCAATTGCAACTGTACCTGTACATGTTGTGCTATTAGTAGCAGAGTTTGTAAACACAATGCTAGTACCAGCCGCAACTTGTGAGAAACTTGGTTGACCAGTTGGAATAGTTGGGCTGTTCAAACTGTTAAACACAATGTTACTTGCACTTGTTGGGTAATTACTTGGGTTAATAATCGCTTCAATAACAATGGCCGCGTTAGTACCAGCAGTACCTGTGGTTGATTCTAGACCTTGTAGCAAGAATGACGCACGATTAATAAGTTCACGCTGTCCTAGGTCACCTGTTAGAGCATTACTCACTGACGGTGCTAGTCGAATAGCAAACAATGTTGTACGTTTTGTTGTAATGTTAACGTTAATAGACTGATAGCTGAAAATGTATGAACGGTCTGTATCAAAACCACCGTCTTGTACAAAGGCCGCACCCCAGTGACTTACAATCGGACTGGCACTTGGCAGTACTAGGATCACACCAGCTGTTGGTGCGTGTACAGTAGGTGCACCAGCTGTAAATGTTCTGTAACCGCCAGTTGCCCAAGGTACAATAGTAGCTTGACGTGTACAACCAGTTAGTCCGCCTGCGGTAAACCAATACAAGCTGTTAGGTGCAGTGACCGTAACTTGGTTTAGTTGAGCGCCACCTTGTGTTGCGGCTAGTGTAATTGTTGTTCCGCCTGCTGGAATACTTTGAACATAATATGTAACGTTACTTTGCAAATTACCTAGTGTGTTACCATAGTCGTTGACAAAAACAATTGGTTGTCCAACTGCTAGTCCTGCAGAACTATCTACCCTAACCACGTTACCTGTTGAACTAGTACCTGTGGCTGTAATTTGATATTTGCCTGTGTAGCTGATCAATTCGTTATCGACATAGACTACCGGAGCAATCGAAGGAGTTGGAGCCGCTGGGAATAAACTAGCGTCCTTAATAGGAATTACTGTGTCAGTTAGACTTACGTTAACACTTCCCGTGATATAGCTCTTGGCATTTGAATCATTTAGAACTTCGTAGCGCACAGGCATGTTACCTGCTCGCATCCATGCTTCGTTGTTCAAGTTGTTGTTACGCAATCTGTGACAGAAAACATAATCGCCTTTTGGACCACGGAACATCCAATCAATCGCACCAGCACCGTACCATGTCCATTGCATACCGACCATGTTCATCTTGGTTTGATCAATCTTGTATCCTGATGTATTATAAGGACTGTTGCTACCGTCCATACGGTCAAAGTTCCATTTGCTTTGCGGAACTACGTAGTCAACTGTCTTGGTAATCTTAATACCTGATACGTTTTGTGCGCCACGCCATTGTGGGTTGACGTACATTAGTGTGTCTGAAACAACCTGTGTTACCATGTGGCTCATACCGCGGATAACAATCTTGTCGCCTGCGGCCAATTGTGCTTGGAAGCGTGTGTTAACACCGATAATTTGTCCAGAGTCAACAACTACAGAAATTGTACCTGCTAGTTGGAATGTTGAACTGCGTCGTACAACTGAAATAACTTGTCCATCGTACTGGAAGAATACACCGTTTTGTTCGTCGTATGTTCCAGAGCGTACCACAGCACCGTACCAGTTTACTAGACTTAGCAAACATGGATCTTGGATTTGTGCGCCAACTGCTGGGTTAATTGCACCCAATACCTGTGTAGCTGTTACAGTTAGTGTACGTTCGTCAATGATACCAGTTACAACATAGTTGCCGTTAAAACCACTAGTCAATACACCGCTTAGGTTAATAGTAGATCCTACCTGTGCTCCGTGATCAGTATCGTCTGTGGTGATTGTAATTGTTGATCCAATCGCTGTACCATTGGCCACTACTGAACGAACAAAGTAGTTTGGCGCCATTAGTAAACCAGTATTGAAGTTAATAGCCTTACCAGACTGGTAACGAATATATTTCTTACTCATACGTATCGCTTGCGCACCGTGACTTGGTAAACTTGTACCTAGTTGTACACCACCGTCTAGTGGACGATGTGAGTAGAATGAGTCAGGACGAGCATATAGCTGTCCTTGTACAGTAGTTGCCGCTGTGATAAAACCTGGGCTACGTGCTGTAAATGTAAATGATGTCAAGCTAGTTGTCTGCTCAACAAAGAATGGTCCTGATAGTAACAAGTGATTGTTATTACCGTTATCAGAGAATATGTAGTTTAGGATTGTACATCCTGGAACAAATCCATGTGGTGTAACAGTATTAACTGTACAGGTCACATAGGCACTTGTTGACACAAAAGTGTTTGTACTAGATACAGAACCAGTTGAAGTGCTTACTGTGTAAGTACCTGCGCCACCTGGAGTTCCGTTAACCTGTGCTGTGATAAATGTTAAACTTGGCACAGTATTACCTGTGTTAAGTGCAATACCTTGACCAACTGCTAGTGTACCGCTGGCCACTGCTGAAACTGTCAGTGTGCTGCCTGTTAGTGCCGCAGTAAACGAACATGAAGTAGTTGGTGTTGAGTAGGTAAATGTTGGCAAACTGACCACTGTACCAAACAAGTAACCGCTACCAGCGTTGACTGATGTTAGTGTTAGTGGAACACCAACTGTTGCGGTCATCGAACCGTAGGCAGTTGATTGAGTTTGTACTGTACCAGAGCCACCTGCTGTGATCGGTAGTGAGGTTGATAGTTGTGCGTTAACACCGTCAATGATTGCGTAAACATAGTATGTACCCGCTGACACGTTACCAATAGTTGTACCAGTAACTACAATCTGCTCACCAACAGTCATGTTAGTTGTACCACCAACTTGCTGACCTAAGTATGTGTATCTTGCAAACTGTACTAGGTTGTTAGTTGCGTTGGTTGCAACGATTGTCGTAGTGTAGATGATGTTTTGGCTGACGGTAATCTGGTTACCTGCAGGAATACTTGCAATATAGTAAGTAGTACCGGCTGTGATATTGCCAAAACTTCCGCCAGCTGTAACATACATGTTACCACCGGTGTAGGTTGATGTTGGAACAAAGTTAGTAGTTAAGGCGATGTCAGTGCAGAGTGTTACTGTTCTAGTATCAATAATAGTCTTGATATAGTATGTTGAACCAGTAGTTAATCCACCAAATGCACTACCTGAGAAAATTAAAGACTGTCCAACGACCATACCAACTGTAGTACCTAGTGTAACAGTATTACCTGTAGTGTTTGTCGACACTGCGTTGGTTTGAATCTGTTGGAATGTGATAGCATTACCAGTTTGGAAAGAGCCTGTAACTGCCGCACTTAGCGTGATAATGTTTGTACCGCTTGCTGAGGATATAGCTGTCACGTTACTAACAGCATTGATGTCAGCGCCGGTATAAAATCCGCCTTGACGTAGTTGAATGAATGCAGTGTAAATGTTGTCGCCATTGACAAAACCTACACGACCTTTGGCAATAAATGTAAATTGTGTTGTGCTGAGTATTTGATAAACAATAAAAGAACCTTCAGCACGGTCAAAACCCGTAATTGCCGAGTTAAAACCTTTAATTGTAATCGGAGTACCAACTTGATAACCGTGTGCTAGTTGTGTAGTGATTGTGATAATAGATGCCGCTGTTGCTGAGCCACCTGAGTTAAATGACGCATCCGAAGTTGCGGCAGTTACTACTAGGTCAGTACCCGGAATTTCAAAAATTGATGGGTTCTGGCGCATTTGACTAACTGTCAACCACTTAGTTGGTTGCATTCCATATTCAAAGTCAGCGTCAAGCATGGATTGCGGATTGGCAACACGTTGACGTTCGAACGCATCTGTGCCCATTGGCCAAGGGCGAGTGCGAATTAATTCATCTTCGAAGAAAATTTGTATAGTATCACTAGCAGATTGGCCTGTTAAGGTTCCAACAAGCGTGATGATCGTAACACCGTCAGCATTGTCCAAGGTTGTTGGAAATGCCACATCATTAAAACGAACAAAGTTAACAGTAGTTCCTGAAAAACTAGTATCTGCAAAGTTGTATAAAATTACATTTTTTGTTGTGTTAGTGATGACTAATAATTGTTGCAGGTCGATTTTACCTGGCACTTCAATAGTATTTGTGCCTGGCGTAAAAACGTACTGTCTCATCTGACTTTTGGCCATTTATATTTCTCCGAATTGGTTCATTATCTTTATTTAGTTGTTTTTAAGCCTAAGACAGCAATTTTACTGTCCCATGCCAAAATACACCAGGGCAAGACCCGTATTTTCAGCGTATCGTTTAGTGGCGATCTGACTTCGATTACTGTTCCATCTGGCATCAATCGCTGTAATTGTTGCATTTGTAAATTGCGCACTAGCGGGTGTGGTTAAGCCTACACTCATGTTATCCATACTGCCAAGGCTGGAAGAACTGATAGTTACAGTTCCAGCAGTTGGGGCAATGTTGATAGACCCGCCATCGGGCATGTTAATAACACCATAAAGTGTTGTAGTAACTCCAGTTTTTCCTAGAGTCAAGCCGCCGCTTGGGCTGATAGTGATCGCACCTGGTACATTGAAATTTACACTGGTAGTGGCTGCTAAGTCTGTAAATGTACCTGCTTTAGGAGTTGTAGCGCCAATGGCAATGTTGTCTAAACTACCGGTACTAGACGGATTAAATGTGATACTTCCGTTAACTGCTGACAGACTTCCAGTGATCGAAACTGCACCATTAACTGTTAGTCCAGTTAATGTTCCTGGAATACTGGTAATTGTTGATGCAAGACTAGTGTTGGTAACTAGGGGACTTCCGTTATAGCTGATATAACTACCTGCTGTTAATTCTAATCTACTACCAGTCAAAGTCAAAGTATTAGCAATGACGTTGCCATTGACGTCTGCTACAAAATACGGACTAATATATCCGTAGTCACTTCTAAATAGTTTTGCTGTAGTTGACATAATTTAAGCTAATGCTACTCCATATACTGCGGCCAACGCACTGGCGTAACCGTTGGTCACTGCTGAATTTGCTCCAGCTGGTTGTGTAGTCATTGTGACTGTGGTAAACACTGCCGAACTTGGAGTTGTTAATCCAATGCTCATGTTGTTGATAGAACCTGTAGTAGTTGGGCCAATAGTAACTTGTCCAGTACCGGTTGGGCTTAGGTTTACACTGGCATTTGCACCAGTTACGCTAACAGCACCTATAGCTGACAAGCTGGTGAACTGTCCAGTGTTTGGTGTTGTAGCACCAATACTCATGTTATTAATAGTGCCTAGCTGGGTAGGTCCTATAGTAAGCACACCGTTGCCAGTTGGCGCAATGGTAATATTACTGTTTGCGCTAGAAAATGTAACGTCGCCAGTAATGGTCAATGTTGAAAAAGTACCAGCTCTTGGAGTAGTTGCACCAATTACCACATTGTCTAAAGATCCTGTAGTTGCAGGATTAACTGTGAATGTGTTATTAACGGATAGGTTAGGAATAGTTCCGCTAGTGGCAAACGACAATGTATTTGTAGTTGCATTTGTAGTTATTGCCAGTCCGTTTGAACTGGTTAGGTTCAACGTATTGTTTGACGAGTTTAAGGCAATTGTATTTTGGCCTGAAACCGCAAGGTAGGTATAAGAGTTCATATTGCCACTGCTCCGAGTAATAATCTTGATAGTAATTTGCTTCTAGTAATCAATGCTGTTCCGTTTGTAGATGGATTGTTGATTGTGATCGACGTAAATCGACCAGATGCCGCATAACCTGTACTGGTATAGAAACCAGCAAATGTAACAGGGTCTGCCAGCAATGCTGGTATTAGTGTGCCAGTGATGTAGGGCGCATACGTTTGTGTATTGTTTTGAAGATATGCCGTCATGGCCAATGCATCTGCACTAGTTACTGATCCGTCGTTAGTGATATCAAATAATAAACGACCATTAACTGTTGGAGACGGAAGGCCGCCCACAGCCGCTCGCAATATATTTGCCGGAAGATTTGCATAATCTAATCCAGTACCTACACTCATATTGTTTATACTACCTAATACGCCGCTAGTAATTTGTACAGATCCTGTAGGAGTTAACGAAATATTTTGATTATTAGAATTTAACGATAAAATCGTTTGTGCTGTTAAACTTGTAAACTTGCCAGTAGTCGGTGTTGTAGCACCAATACTCATATTGTTGATAGATCCAGGTAATCCAGATGCAATAGTTACTAGACCGGTTGCAGGAACTAGAGCAATATCTAATCCAGTTCCCGAAATGTTTAAATTTCCACCAGCTGTTAAATTTGTAAATCTAGCGTCGACTGCTACAGATCCGCCAATAATTACGTTATTCAAAGATCCAGCAGTTACCGGAGTCGCTGTAAAAGTGTTATTGACATTTAGATCTTTAACATAATTTAAATTAAAATTAATTGAATTGTTATTTGATGTTGTTACACCAATTGACGGATCAGCGGCAAATGTCAGTGTGTCAAAGATAAACTTTGATGTTAGTGTTGGCTGACTTAGGGTGTTTATAGTACTAATGTGTGCAACAACAATACTGCCGGCATCATTTAATTGTATAGCACCGTTGGGTAAATTTGTGCCAGACCAGTTTAAATTAGTTCCAGACTGTCCGCCTAAACTGGTCGTTTCACCAACTAGTGCTGTTGGTTGTAGGGGTTTTAATCTTTCAGAATAGGTAGCTTTAAATGTTACTTTAATACCGCTAAGGGCTGTTATGCCATCTGCATCCAAGAACGGGTTGGCAATTATCTGTACTTTTGAATTGTCAATTGTTGCTGACAGGTTAATTAGGTCTTTACCTGTATTTGAGCGACCGTAAACTACAACACTAGCTTGGCTGTAGTGAGCTATAACTTTTACTTCAAGATGCTCGACATTGTCTTTGTCGTATTCTGCAATAATTTCATAATTGGCGCTAGAAAAATCTCCAATAAAGAAGGTATCAATTACAGTATTTGTAAAAACCGGTATTGCTTCGCCCTTAAAAGAAAAGTTTGCACGATTCTTAAATTTAAGAGTGTTGCCCAGTCCTTTTGTAAAATAGTCAAGAAAGTTCATAAGATTCCACCAATCATATATATTTATTCATAACCAGTTTGGTTGCAGTCCTAGTTAAAATCTGCTAAATTAATGTAATTAGTATTCAAGGAAAAATACATGAGTTTACGCAAACTTTTGGGCGATGAGGAATTTAATCCGGGCGATTTGTCAAGATTTTCCGTAGGAGGCAAGACAAATTTCAACCCCAAGCCAGTCATTGGCATTGCCCGCGATGGTATTATTAATCAATTCAAGCCTAATCACGTAAAAACCCCGGATGATTTTGATCCTATTCCCGATGCCCTAAAAGCCATTGCTTTGATCCGTAGCAAGGGTTACAGGATTGTTATTTTTGCCAGCCAGTGGGGCATCAGTGAAGGCCGATTAACTCAAGTAGACGTTGATCTCGTACATCAAAAAATGCTCCAACTATTCGGTGAAGCGGGTTGTTCTAGCATCGAAGGCATCTATTACAGTACTAGCAAGATGAAAGAAGACATTTATGCGTTCCCTAATACCGGAATGTTTGAACGTGCTGAGAAAGAAGCCCGAGTTAAATTTAAAGAAGGCTGGTTCGTGGGCCATACTATTGCCGAAATCAAGGCCGCACAAAATATCAAAGCAAAGCCGATCTTAATTACAACTGGGGAAGGCTTGGAAACTGAGAAAAAACTAAACAGTTATGCCAATCGAGACCTCAAACAAAAGACTAAAGTCTTTAGTACTTTACTAGAATTTGCAGAAAGTTTAGAATAATAAAAAAGCACCCGAAGGTGCTTTTTTTATGAGTTTGCTACTTTAATCATTTTGCCGTATTCTGGCAAGTATAGATATTCGATATCACTCTTAGATAGTGTACTTACTGCATCGTACAATGTTTCAACTAGAGGATCACCACCTAGATTAAAGCTGGTATTAAACACGATAGGACAACCAGTCTTTTCTTCAAAGGTTTTGATTAGATCGTAGTAGTGTTTATTCTGTGTTGGATTAACTGTTTGAATACGGCAAGTTCCGTCAACGTGAATGATACTAGGAATCTTATCTTCAATTCCTGGCTGGCAGTTTACCGCATACATCATAGTAGGGCTGGATTTCATACCGCGTAAGTCAAACCATTCGTGTACACGTTCTTCTAGGATAGATCCAGCGAACGGACGGAAATATTCACGACGTTTAACTTCGTTGACAAAATCTTTACCATCTTTAAAGCGTGGATCAAACAAGATTGTACGATTTCCCAATGCACGTGGGCCGTTTTCTGAACGTCCTTGGAACATGGCTACAATATTCTTGCTGGTGATTAGTTCTACAACATCTGCATGTGTAGCATCACTGACTTCACCACCAAACTCTGCGGCTGTTTGGGAGATTTCGTCATCTGTATAACAGTATGCTGGTCCAAGATATAGTGTGTCTACTTGTGGTCCTACTGTTTCGTCTTGTGTTAACGAACGATGGAACATCAGTGCCGCACCAATAGCAGTACCTGCATCGTTACTTACTGGCTCGACATACAATTCAATGCCGTCGTCTTTGAGTGCTTCTAAGTAGTGATAGTTAGCAACACAGTTTAAACCATAACCGCCACTTAGTACAACCTTGTTACGGCCTGTATCTTTAACTGCCTTGCGGATCAATTTAACCACTTGATCTTGTGTTTGTGTTTGGCAAGCATAGGCTAAATCTCTGCGATTCTGTAATTTAGTTAAATCACTACCTGTGAAGCCGCTAAGTTCTGGGTACATACCAGAGTTAACAATAGCACCGTTGGGATAATTTGGGATGATTACATTGCGATCCGAAGTTTGATATACTGCATTTTCATCATCTGTAAACAACTTAGGAATATTATCATTAGGCTTACCGTACGGGAATAGCCCCATGGTCTTGCCTGCTTCGATACTGCTGAATCCGCAATATTCTGTTACAGCTTCATATACCTTGGTAATACCTGCGCGATCTGTGATTAATACTTCATGTACACCATCTTCTCCGTAGAACGAACTACTCATAGCAGGATCATGCTGTGTTATTGTAGGTGTGCGTAGTCCAATGTGTTTGTAAACCGTTTTAAAGTTTGAAGGATAATCGCAAGTAATAACAGATTCAGTTTCCCAACCAATAGTTGCTTCGCCATTAGAGCTTAATGGAATAAATGTACCCGCACCGTCAACTACCACGCTGACTGCTGTGTCAAAACCTGAACGATAGAACGCACAGGCCGCATGTAGTTTGTGATGGATATAACTTAGATCAACTACCTGTGGATGTTGATAGATATTTTCTGTTCTGCGGATAAGGCCAAGTTTACGTGCTAAACCTGTATAGACGTCATCGCTGGTAAAATCTACACGTCCGGCAGTATCTTTAAGACTTTGTGTATGTGCGATTACAAGATAATCTAGCCTATCTGTATATTCTAAAATTTTAACCATCGAAGCGTACGGACCGCCATCGTATTTGTGTCGGCTTAGACGCTCTTCTTCAATACTAAAAACGATTTCACCGTCTTTAAGTAAACATACGCCTGCATTGTGGCCGCGAGCAATAGCCGCTATCCAAACTGAATTATCTTTATTCATTACGCTTTTTCCTTTATTTGTCCTACTGGTAATTTATCTCTTACCACTTGTGGCATTTGTATTGGGCCACTTGATTGTTGTGTAAATTCAGGAGCAGGTGCTTGTACAGTCGGTGCTTGTGGTGCAACTAACTTTGGAGCAGGCCTTCCTTCTTGTTTTACATAAAACTTTTTAACCATTTTATCGACAGATTCTACAATTACATCTTCAATCTTATCGTTCATGGCCATGATACCATCATTATTTCTATCAGCAACTTCGTCTGGGCAGATGCGTATTGGACTATACATTCTAACACCTTCGCCCATGTCTAGTACATCAAATTTTTCGTAGTCGGGGTATGAAATATTTTCTGGGAATGTAGATCCTGCAACAACTGTAGCAGTTCTATCTAGTGCGTAGGCAATATGTTGTCCCACTGAATCACAGCCTAAAAAGTGATCACAACTGGCAATAAGTCCAGCCCACTGGCGGATATGTATTTGATTTGGTTGCGCAACAGGATCTTTACAGCCTTCAGTTTCAAAATTAATTTGAAACTCTGCCATTAACATTACGGCATAACCTTTTTGTTGTAGCTTTTTAACAATGCTAATGACATTCTTATATTCAAAGCTACGTCCTGACGAATCATATATTACACTGTCATTAACAGTTACACCACGACCAAATGGTTGGAATACTACAACTTTGTCTTTGCCTGTACGTTGTTTAACATCAGCAATGGTTAACTGTCCTTGAACTAGTTCTTCTGTACTAAGTTTGAGTTTAGGTCTTGGCAGTTCACGAACACCTTTTCCATTGATTTCGATATCAAATGCCTGGGATAAGTTGCATTTTTGATTATAATACTCCCAAACACGATATGGTTCTGGTGTTTTAACTTCTGTATTAACTAGCAAATCTCTAAAAATATTCTTATGCCAGTTGTCGTAAGTTTTGTTGTACAGTTTTGGATGGCCTTTGTAAAAGTCTGTACCACCTTCACAAATAATTAAAAAATCCTCATCTGGATTTTCTTCGGCATATAGTTCAAGTGCCGGAATTGAGCAAATTACGCGGCCTGCGCCGCCGTTAATAAAGAAGGCTGCTGGTCTTTTATTCATATGATCCTTTTATCTACACAGTTAATGATTGTGAGATATTTATAGTATACAGGATCTTGACCGATAAAAAAAGGCCTATTGCTAGGCCTTTTTGATTGATTTCACCAAAATTACAAACGAGGATTTTTATCGCCAGGTGCTGGTGCTTTTGGCTGTGCATTAACTGCCGCTGGAGGTGCTGGAGGTGTACCATCATGCACTTCTGCAGGTGTAAATGCTTCTGCACGTGGATCATTTGGGAATGGAATCATCCATGGATCTAAATGTCCGTGTGTATCAGGAATCGCTTCTAATTCTTTAATAACATCGTTGATTTTAGCAACTACTTCTTCGCTGTACTCGTTATATGGATCAGCTAGATCACGCTTGTAACCTTCGATGATCATTAAACGAGCTGTTTCGTGTTGCTCGGCTGTAACGTGTGGCTCTTTCCATGGGAAAGGTTTATTCCACTTTTGACCAGCGATATCGTAATTAACTTTAGCTACTTCATATGTATGATCTGGATATGTTGGATCAGGACGTACATAGTGTACAGTACCGTCATCCAATGCATACTCTTTATCAGTATATGTATCTTCGTGTAGGTCAACAAAGAAACTAGCAACCACTGGTTCTGTCTTAGCATCAACTAGTACAGCGGTACTGTGTAGACCAGCTTTACTAACTGCAACTTGACGTGCAAACTCTGGATCACGAGGATCTACTTCTACATAGTGCATTGCTAGATTCAATGCGCCGGTGTTGTTATCAACCAGCACCCAAATCTGTGCAGGACCTTCATAAATGCCTTTAGCCTTTAGCCCTTTAGTGGCTTGTTGAGAAAGGTATTCATCAGGCAAGTCGTATTCAAATTCAAATTTAATATTTGCCACTTTTATCTCCAATTATCTGTAAGTGATTCTAATCATTCCAGGCATTCCTGGCTGTCCTTGCGCACAACTGCCGCCAACAACATAATATGTTGATCCGCCTGTGCCAGGACTATACTGCGAGCTAACATACGCCCAACCTGCCATACTTACTGCGTTACAGTATGGTGTAGGATCGTAGCCGTTACCAGTTCTTCCTTGAACTACCCAACCACCGCATTGGTTAACTAAACCAGCTGGGAATGGTACAAATGTCTTATTCCAGCATACGTTGTCGCAACAAACATGATAGTAACAACCTTTAACGCCTTGAATATTTATATCGCCGCCATATGCACAAGCATTAATCGGGGCAAATCCACTAATAGTTGTCGCTGCCGCTGTACTTGAACGGTCAACAGTCCAAACTGTAGGGCTTGTACAACCAATAATAGTTGTACCACCTGTTACGTTTGTACCAGTTAGTGTGTAGTTTAAGCCAAACGATCCAGATACTGTACCGCCTGCTGTAAATGTTGTTCCGCTGATTGTACCAGCAGATGCTGTTGCGGTTGCTGTTTGTGAACAACCTGGTGCGCAAGTACAGAATGAGAAACAGCATGCTGGGTAGCAGTAAGAGCATCCACCAAATCCGCCTTCAGCGCAGAAGTTGTTTACACAGTATGGGTTACCGTACTGTATTGTATATAATGTATTGTTTGAGTTAGTTGCTGAAGCCGCATTACTCATTGTAGCCGCAAAACCATAGATCGGAGCAGGACCCCATGTAAAGTTTTGGTTAATACCCCAAATAGAACCTTGGCCAGAACCGCTAACGTTAGAACAAATGTAGGTATTATTTGAGAAACATGTACCGCCAGTTTGGAAAGTTTGCTGTGCCCAAATACACATACCAACAACTGGAGTTCCGCAAACGATTGGACCTACACAGAACTGGTTGCTACCTACGCAACCACAACTTGTGTAGAAGCTGTTGACTGCTGTAATTGTTGTACTTCCAGGAATACCTGTACCAGTGATAGTTGCACCAACCATACCTAGAGTACACATACATGTACCAAATGTTGTTGATGTATTACATGTTGTACCGCAAACGTTTAGGATTGGACCGCATACTACTGTAGTACAACCTCTTGAACCAGTTGTACCGCATGCGCAGTCTGTTGCGCCAGCTTGGCATGTGATAAAGCAAGTGCAAGGAATAACTGTTAAGGTCTTTTTGCTGTATGCACCTGATGATCCTGGAGGACCGCCAGCGCAACAGCATGAGCCTGCACCGCCACCGCCACCGCCCCATAGTTCGATGGTTGCAACGCAATATTGTAGTGTTGGTGGAACTACCCAAGCACGGCAGCAAATCTCATGAACTGCCGCAAAACAGCACTGCCAACAACCAGACCACATGAACCATTGACATCCATTTGGTAAGTTTTGGGCTGCCGCCTCTCCTGGTTGTGATAGTAAACTTCGTAAATTTGACATTTCCTTCTTACCTTATCTATATGTTATTCTAATCATGCCTGGACCACCTGGGTATCCGTAACAGCAAGGGTTACCGCATGATGTTGCAGTCATACCGCCCTGTCCTGGTAAGAATCCAGTACGGTCTGTTGCTGTATCAATGGGGAATCCAATGTTTACTGTACAACGTGACCAGTCTTGTAAACAAGCATCGCCCTGTGTACGCTGTGGCATATATCCACCGCCGGTATTTACTAGGCCGCCTGGGAATGGTACATATTGGAACCAATAGCATGATGATCCGCAACCACACATAGTCCATAAGTAACCTGAACGTCCTGGAGCTCCGCAATCTGCACCGAAGAAACAAACACAACTTTGTTCGTTATAAGATCCCAAATAAATTGCACCGTAGTAGCAACATTGGCTAGCGAATGTCGGATAGTTACCCCAGAATGTGAAACAGCAACCAACACCGCCCATACCGCCTTCAGCACATAGGTTGCATAGTCCCTGTCCCTGTACCCATGTTGTACAACCAGTACAGCCACGTGGGTCGATACTACAACCAGCTGGATAAGCAACTGCCATACAGTAACAGCATCCTGGGCTTGTATAACCCCAAACGTTGCCGCAATTACACAGTGAACCTGTGTTTTGTAAGTAACCGGTTTGATTTTGCTGAAGACCTGCGCCAGGTCGTCCTGCTGAGTTATCAGTACCAATACAGCATACTGCACCTGTACCTGCACAAACTTGTTGTGAAATTAATAATGTTTTAACCGCATAAGCACCAGAACCGCCTGGCATACCTTGCATACAGCAACATCCGCCTGCGCCTGCGCCGCCACCACCGATTAATTCAAATGTTACACAGCAACGTGTGTCAGCTGGTACGCACCACTGTTGCATACAGTTGGCGTTATATGAGTTGTCAGGTGTATTTTGGCAGTGGTTCATAAAAATGAACGTACAGCCTTGAGGGACATATGGTGAGTTCGTAAAGCTCTGACTGCATTGGAACTTCTGTCCTGGTTGATATAATAATGATCGTAATGTTGCCATAGTTTTCTTCTTTTTATCTCACACAAACTGTATCGTAGGACATTGAAATTCTAATCATGCCGCCAGCACCACCAGTACCGCAATAACAGTTACCTGCACATGCTACCGCTGTTGCACCGCCAACACCCGGAGTTCTAATGTTTGAGCCGCCAATGATACCGTAGCCTACACGACAGCTATCCCATGAACCTGGCTGGTTTGCATCACATATACGTTCAGCAATATAAGTTTGACCAGCCGCTGTTTGCGATGGACTTGTCATATGACTTGGCACAGCAAAAATATGCTTGTATTGACATGAGTTTTGGTTGCATGAGTCAGTGTACAAGAAGCTGTTGCATCCTGGTGCACCGTAGTCAGCACCAAAATAACATGCACACCATTGGCCTACAAAGCAACACATTGATCCTTGTGACCAACCTGCGTTACATTTACCAGTAAACAATGGGTTACATTGATACGGGAAAAATGGCCAGCAATATGAACATCCTGGTATTCCACCTTCTGCACAGAAATTACTTAGACCGTAACCTGTGATGTAGGTTGTACATCCTCTAAATCCACAGCCCATTGTTGGTGCGCAACATGTTGCGTATCCTGGGAATAGCTGATAACAGCATCCTGCTAGACCGCCCATTGTAGTTGCACAAACTGTTTTTCTTGCATAAGCTCCTGCGCCGCCGGGGATACCCCACGAACAGCAACACGAACCTGCACCACCACCACCGCCACCCCAGATTTCAAAAGTCAAGCGAGTCACGCCGGCAGGCACTACCCAACAACATAATGCATTTCTGCAATAGTTGTTGTCAAAACTGATGTTACACATGCCCACAAAGACTAACTCTGAACCTGTCTTCAGACGACTCAGAGGCTGAGTCCTGTTAGACATATCAGGTGTCGTATAATCTGCGTAAGCTGGTAACAGTGATCTAAGATTAGACATTTATTTTTCCTACTGATTAAGATCCTGCTATGATCCAGCCGCTGTAAGCGGTTACCCAGATTAATGTTATACTTGCAAAGCTAACGTTGATAGTTAGAGCTTCAGTCAAATTTTGAATTTTATTACCGTTGTTGTTAACTGTAATATTGTTTGTAAAAGCATTACCACCGACGTCGATGATTTGAATTGTATCACCGTCTATACCTGTTGAAGGTAGGGTGATAGTAAAAGCGCCGCCTGTGCTGTTTGCTAAAATTCTATCGTTGGCTACTGCTGTGTAAGTTGTACTAATTTGTCGTACTACTGCACCAGCGGTACCAGTTGTTGTAATATATCGTCCCATATAAATTCCCCTAACAGTATTATTTATGACGTTGAGGTCTCAATCCCATAGGCCACAGCATTTACGTTTGTTGTGCTAGAGCGCACTAAAATGCTGTTTCCAGGACTTAAAACCAACCCTGTTCTTTCTAAAACACCCCTTGCTAGTATTTCTGTTTCATATTCAATAAATTCACCGTTAGCAATCGATGAAGTTGAAGCACAAATGCCCATTCTCACCGTGATTGATTGGTTGGATCTATTGACAATGTTCACAGAAGCTACTGTAAAAAATCCTGTAGGAGCCGTATAAAGTAGGGTGTCTGTTCCTGCTGAAACAATGTCTACCGCTCCTAGTCTTCCTGATGCCATATTAATTCTCCGTTTTTATGATAGTAAGAAATTCATTGCTAGTGGGACGCCGTCAATTCCGCCTACAAAGTACATCTTATTGTTTACAGTAATCTGTACACCTGTAGTTGTAGAAATTGAGTTACCTGAAATGTATATTACGCCTGCTGTCAATGTATTTACGTTTAATGTGCTTCCGCCGCCACCAATTTGGCTACTAATGTAGGACTTGATTGCCTTCTGTGTAGGGACAATGTTGTCTGAGTTAGCAGTAAAATATGGATCTGTTGAAAACTGTGTGATAGTTGCGCTACCACTACCCACCGCTACTGAGCCTAACTGTAAGCTCTGTAGACCAGCTAAGTTGAATGCGTTAGCGTTCAATGTTGCAACACCTGTACTTTGTACAACTGTAAACAAGTTACCAACGTTGAAGTTACCGTCTTGGTCAGTGCTTGTAAAGAATGTACGTCCGCCGCCGAACGCAACAGTTTGTTTTGTTGAGTCAGCCGCGATAGCTGGGGTATTTGGATAATTGGTGCTAACTTGGTTGCCTGTACCAACGTTCAAGAAGTCATGTCCAGTTAAACGAACCTGACTGTACTTCAACCTTAATGTTGCCGTCGCATTGTGCGCAGGTGCTGGTGTTGAGCCAGCCGCAGTAAACGATGGATTAATTTGGAACTGAGCAGTATATGGAGCAAGTCCGCTGCCGCCCGTTGGTAGAATATTTGTGATAGCTACTAGCTTGTAGTAGTTAGGATCGCCTGCAAATGTTATGTTACTACCAGGTGTTGGAGTTGTGTAAATTCCAGACACGTTGATGTAACTTCCTAACTGATACAAATCAGAGTAACCATTACCTGTTACTGATACGTTACTTACTGTTGCGTAGCTAGTACCTCTATTGGTAAATGTTGGATTAGCCAATACGCCAGTACCTCTACGTACAATAAAGTTTGTAGTAAATGTTGCACCAGGTGTTGCAGTACCGGTAGTTGTTGTTAAGGCAAATACTGGACTTGCGGCTGTAGCATTAGCGTAAGTATCTGTAATTTGAATACTTGTAGAGCTGTTTACTTTGCCCACATAGTAGGTTGTACCAGTAGAGTAGCTACCAATACTACCGCCTGTGAATGTGCCAGTAACTACGATAGCCTGTCCAACATAGTAAGTACCTGCTGTTACAGTTAGTGTACCTACTAGATCAGCAATTACCACTGAAGCAATAATACTTGTTGGCGATGTTGCGCTTTGGTTTGGATCAACTACAGATACTACTGGAGTTGTTGTATATCCGCTACCTGGCTCAACTATACGCCATTCAGTAATTAAACCGCCGGCAATTTTTACACGACCTTGTGCAGTTGGACCAGTTACGATACTATTAGCAGTAGTGCTACCAGTTGTAAATGCTACCCATAGTGGGTTTCCGCCTGGGTTACCAAATACAGAGAATGGCCATGTGTTGCTTGTGGTCAATGTCTGTTTAGTCCATGTGATACCGTCTTCTGATGTTGCCGCAGTTGCAGTTTGACCAGCTGTTGAGTTCCATGAACCGCCCTGTGTGCTTAGTGTAGCCACAGGAACTAGTGTAGAACTTGTACTTAATGTTACTTGGTTGCTGTTGATGCTAGCAATGTAGTAGGTTGTACCTGATTGTAATCCGCCAAATACTGAACCAAATACTGAAGTCCAACTTGCGACTGATGTTGTCAATGCTAGTGGACTGCTACCGTAAGCTGAACCAAGTGTTACTTGTCCGCTTGTTGGTATTGTTAGTACGTAGTAGGTTGCACCGCTAACTAGACCAGCTAAGTTGTATGCACCGCTAGTAGCATAAGCAGTAATTGTTGTACTTGCTGTCTGTACTGGAAGACCTGAAACTGTATAGCTTATAGCAGTTGTTGGAACACCTGATACGCTTTCTGTTGCTGGAACATAGGCGTTTGTTGGAGTGCCCGATGTTACTTGGTTCAATGCGTAGGTACCTTGAGCGCCAGCTGTGGTCAATGTAACTGCACCACTTAGCGCACCAATTAAGTTTTTGCTGATAGTAATTATACTACCATTGATACCGGTAACTAGTGATCCACCTTGTATTACAGCACCAGTACCGTCACTGATAATCTGTCCAACTACTACTGATGCAATAGTACCAGTTGTAAATGTGCTCAATGTTATTGTATTAGTACCTGTTGTACCTGTACCAGTTGCGGCAGCCACAGTTGCTACTGTACTTGTAGATTGTGTTACAATGTATGAACCGTATGTTACTGAACCACCATATAGGTATTCAGCATTAGCTAGACCAGTTGTACCTGATTGAGTAGTCAATGTTGGAACAACGCAAGCTGAAACGTTACCAGCAACAGGAGTTGTACCTGTACCGCCAGTGTTGTTGTATACTTGGATTGTAATTACAGTGTTACTTGTGATAGCTGTTACTGTTACTACACTTGGTGATCCACCAAATATTGCGCCAGTGCCACTGGTTGCTTGTATCCATGAACCAACTTGAACATAACGTAGGTCAAATGCTGAGCCACCTGTTAGTGTTGCTACCCACGGACTTGCCGATGTTCCAGCTCCACTAATTGCGCTAACTGCCACTGTACCACCGCCAGCTGTAATGTTGCTGAAAGTTGGAGTTGCAATTGAACCAAATGGTTGTGCTGTCATTGGTGCGTATAGTGCATATAAACCAGGACCGCTTACTGCCTGAACGTTTAAGGATGCATTTAGGTTACCAACTAGCGGTGAGCTAATTGTCACTGTGCTTGCGCTTATGTTAATTGCTGTGATTGTAACGCCAGCAAGCAATCCGCTATTAGTACCGTTGACTAAATGATTTCCTATTGATATTGAATTAATAGTACCTGTTGTAAAGCCACTTACTGTTAGTACGTTAGATCCTGTATAACCAAAGAATGTTGCAGTAGCAAGAATTGTGTTAGTATTAGTTGTTTGACCAACAATGTATGTTCCTACTGGAACAACTGCTGAAGCAGTTCCAGATAATTGTTGACCTGCTGACAAGCCTGAGCTTGTTGCGCCAGCATTTAGGTAAACTGTGCTTACGTTAGCCACTATACCTGCAACTGGAGTTTGACCGCCAGTTACTGTGTATGTAAGTACAGTTCCGCTTGTGATACTTGTTACTACCACGCTTGTTGGTTCACCTTGATATAATGAACCAGTAGTACCTGCTACAGTTGATGTTGTAGCTGTGATAGTCATACCTACCATGTAACCGCTTGTATTTGCTACAGTTAATGTAGCTGTCCAAGGACCAGTACCTGTAATACTGCTCACAGTACCTGTAGTTGATAATACTGGAGTTGTGAATGTTCCAGATACAACTGAACCTGTATTAATTGTACTGATAGTTGAAGCATTCGGATAAACACCGGTTCCAGATACAATCATACCTGTTGCCAATGTACCAGTTACTGCGGTAGTTGGGGTTAAAACGTTGCCGATTGCACCACCGGTTCCTAATCCAGTTGGGCCAACACCGTTTGAAATAAATCCAGTAACGCTTGCTTGGTTCCACTGTCCGCCTGCGGTAAATGTCCATGAGCCTACACCGTTGGTCACTGTGAATGGTGAACCGTTATAGCTTGTTGCAACTACAATCTGATTAGTACCAGTATTGTTTGTCAATACATAGTATGGATATCCTGCTTGTAATCCGCCTAGTGAAGCGCCGACTAAACTTGTCCATGCTCCTGCACCGTTAGCTAGTGAAACTACAGGAGTTAAACTTGCACTGGTAGACAATGTTACGTTTGATCCACTTACAGAAGCAATGTAGTATGTTTGACCTGATGTTAATCCGCCAAATACTGTACCTGCAACACCTGTCCAATATCCAGCCGCATTACTTTGTGTAATTGCGCCCGAGCTTGGAGCAAGACCAACTGTAATAGTACTTGCTGTTCCAGTAATTGTTGTTGATGCAACTGTCTGGCTTGTGCTCACATACCATGTTGAACCTGCGCCACTTCCTGAAATGTTTTGTGTAATATAAGTACCAGTAACTACACCAGTTCCTGTTAACACCATACCAACTGTGATTGTTCCTGAACCAACAGTACCAACTGTTAGTACATAACCACTAATTGAACTGGTCAACATGCTGGCAGTTGCCGAGTTAGTTGCTTGGATATAGTAGGTTGTTCCTGATGTTACACCAGTACCCATTGATGCACCTGCAGAACTTGTCCATGCACCTGCGGCATTGCTTACTGACGCATTAGAGCCGCCAAACGATGTAGAAACAGTTACGTTAGAACCTTGGATGCCTGTAATATAGTAAGTTGAACCAGAGTTCAATCCGCCAAATGATCCACCTGCAACCACAGTCATTGAACCAGTGGCTGTTGATAAGGTAGTGTTTGCACCAGCATACGCACCGCTAATTGACAACTGTGTTGCGCTGATAATTTCTGTAATGTAATATGTAGTTCCAGAACTAATACCACCAAAACCTGTTCCTGAGAACACAATTGGTTCGCCTACAACCATACCAGTAGTTGATCCTAATGTGATTGCATTTTGCGTACCAGTAATAGTTGTTGATGAGACTGCAAAGTTAACGCTAGTCTGCCATGTTGAACCAGTACCTGAACCGCTGATGTTAGCAGTGATATAAGTTAATGGGCTAGTTACTAGACCTTGCTGTGTTAATGAACCTGTTGTGTTGTTTGCATAAGTTACAGAACTTGTGCTTGCACCAGTTACTACGAATGTACCGTTATAGCCAGCTGGAACAACGCCACTGACAACAATAGTTTGACCAATTACAAACGGTGTTGAACCTTGTGCGCTGAATGTTAAAATAGCTGAAGTACCTGTACCAGTTGCACCTGTAATAGTAATTGCTTGTGGTGTTACAACGCCAGTTCCGCTTAGAGCCATACCAACTGAAATTGTACCTGACGCTAGTGTTCCAACTGTTAACACACCTGACCCGTTAATGCTTGAACCAGTCATCGATGCTGTTGCGTTAGTTGTAGCTGTTGCGGCACTTGGAGTTTGCGTTACTGCTGTAAACACAATTGGTTCGCCTACTGCTAGTCCTGCTGTACTGCTTAATTGTAGCAAGTTATTTGCACCTGATGCAAATAGCAATGTAGGTGTTTGTGTTGTTGCTGTGAAAACCACTGACTCGTTTACCACTAATCCAGTACCTGAACTTAGATATAACAAGTTACCAGTACTTGATGTAGCTAGTAGTGTAGGTGTTTGTGTAGCAGTACCAAAAACAACTGATTGACCTTGTAAAATACCTGTAGGTGAACTCAAAGTTGCTAGGTTTGTACCGGCTGCTGTTGCAGTTAAAGTTGGTGTGTAGGTTGTACCAACGTTGAATACTATTGGAGATCCAAGTGATATACCTGTTGAATTATTAAGTTGTATTGAAACACCAGCTGACGATGTTGTGCTTATAGTACCAGTTTGTGTTACTGCTGTTGGAATAAATGACTGTCCAACTGCAACACCACTAGTGCTTGACACCGTGACTACGCTGTTTGTTCCAGTAATTGTTGTTGAGCTAACAGATTGGCTGATACTTACTACCCATGATAGTCCACCGCCAGATACAATATATGTACCTGCAACTACACCAGTACCAGTTAATACCATACCTACAGTAATTGTGCCCGAACCAACTGAACCAACAGTTAGTGTTGTTCCACTAATTGAAGAAGTGTTCATTACTGCTGGAGTTGAAACTACTGTTCCTGTAACGCCTGGAGTTTGTGTAACTGCGCTTGGTACAAGAGTTTCGCCTACTGACAAACCTACTGTACTGCTTAGTGTTACCAAGTTCGAACCTGCTGTGGTTGCAGAAATAGTTGGTGCTAATGAGAATCCAGTAGCTAAGAATAAACCTTGTCCATAACGTACTTTGCCCCATGTTTGTGTAACTGGTAGGCCTGATACGCTTTGTGTCCATGTTGTACCATTTAATGAGTATGCAACAATGTTACCAGTTTCTGCAACTGCTACAAAACGTCCACGACCGTAGGCAACAGATGTCCATAATTGACTTGATGGAAGAGTTGCTGATACCCACGATGTTCCGTTGGTGCTGTATGCGGCTTGGCTGCTTGCAGTAGTATTACCTGCGATTGCTACCCATATACCGTTTCCGTATGCAACACCGCACCATGGTGCTGATGTTGGTAGTCCACCTGAACTTAGTGTCCATGATGTTCCGTTGTTGCTTGAATAGGCTACGTTAGTAGTTCCTGTTGCAACAGCTTGCCATACACCGTTACCATAACCAACAGCTGACCATGTACTTGATGCTGGAAGATTTCCGCCACCAGTCCATGTAGTACCGTTTGTACTTACTGCGTTTACGTTAGTGCCAGTTGCTACGGCAATCCATGCACCGTTACCGGCTGCGACTGCTGTCCATGATTGACTGCTTGGCAATGCGCCGCCTGCTGTCCATGTTGAACCGTTAAAGCTGTACTGTGTTGCTGTGCCGCTTGAAGGAATTGCAACATATACACCGCCTGCACCTGTACCTGTATAGGTAAAGTTTGTGATTGTACCTGCACTTGGTGTTGATCCAATGTTTGTTACAGTTACAGTGATGTTGTTTGCTGATGTGCCACCTAGGCTTGTGCCTGCGATAGTTAATGTATTACCAATCGCATATCCTGAACCGGCACTGGCTAAGGTAACTGAATAAGCGTTACCTGTACGTGCAACAGTAAATGTTGCGGCTGATCCTGCACCACCGCTTGCGGCAATTGATGAATAAGTTGCTACGATGTCAGTATAGGCTGCGTCAATCCATGAACCTGATTGTTGTGTCACAGCACTTGGAGTAAATCCTGGGCTAGCATAAACAACTCTTGGTTCAATGATGTATGTTGAAGTGGTATCCATTGAGTTAACAATAGCTGTGCCTGGAACAGCATGATCCCAACCAGCCGCATTGATAATCATTGTTGATGCTGTTTGGTTGCTTACTGTTACTGGATTACCGCCTGGGGTTGTAGCTACTGAGAATTGAGTGCTTAGTAAACCTTGTGGTAGAACATAGTACAACTGAGCTGTAAATAAACCGCCGATGGTCGTACCAGTCATGTACAAAGGCATGCCTGAATATAAGCTGCCTGTACTTGGCACTACGATACCATTTTGAGCGCCGGTAATAGTTACTAGGCTATTGTAGTTACCAACAGTTTGGCTAATGTTAAGGTTATAACTAATACCAGTCATTGCGATACTAGATGCAGACTGCGCAGGAGTTACATAGTATGTTCCAGCGCCGCTGGTTCCAGTACCTAATGCAGTAATAACTGTACCACTACCAACACCTAATCCACTTACTACCATACCAACTGAAATTGCGCCAGTTACTGCACTTGCAGTTAGCACTGTTGGAGTTGCTGTAATTGTTGTAGATGTTTGTGTTACTGTGGTATTAATTGTCCAAGTACTGCTTGAGCTTGTACCTGTACCTGTTAGTAAACCTGTAATATATGCACCAGCTGGAATTGTACCGCCACTTAGTACTTGACCAACTACTAGACCTGCGCCTGTAGGAGTTGATGTTACTGTTAGTGTTGTACCGCTAATGCTGCCTGTAAATGTTACTGCTGTACCTTGAGCAATCGCTCCAGTAAAGCTAGCTGAGTTTACACTGGTAATGTATGTGTTTGCAGTTACCCCTAGGCCGCCAAGAACTGCGCCAGCGGCTGGTGTTCCTGTTACTGTAGGCATTGACAGCAATGTTCCATTAATAAAACCACTTGATGAAAATGTGCTATTAATAGTTTGTGTTGCTGTGATAGTTGCTACACTTTCTTTAGCAACGTTGGCTAATTTACTACCTGCATTGTAACCTACAATGTAACCTGTTTGTCCAGCGCCTGTGCCTGCTGTAACAATAATTCTCATGCCTAGATAAGCGTTACTGATCGCTTGATCAGTTGCGGCAATGGTCATTGATGTTGATGTTCCAGACTGTCCAGCATTGGCTACAGATGCGTAAGTTGTGCCTGGTGAAAATACTCGTGTTTCAAATACGGCATTATCACGGAATTCATTTCCAACAGTTACAGCACCATAACCTGCACCGCTGATTGAGTAGCTGGCAGTATTGTAGTTAGAACCTGCGTTTAGATATTCAAAACGCCAAATATTGTTTACACCATCAGTTAGTGTATTAGTGATCAGTGCTTGATTATAACGATTATTAATCTGTACAGTCAATGGTGATTCTGTTGAGTCAACACCTTCTGCTAGTACACCGTATGTGCCGTATGAGCTGTTACCGTTAGTAGCACGAATCTTACCACCTGCTTCTGCTAGATAACCAGAGTATGCGTAGTATGAGAACACTGATACTAGTTCAGCAAGAGCGTTTGGACCATAAATCCACGATCCGATACCATCTGAAAGAACTGTTGTAAAGTCGTTAGCAACAATAGAACGGTTACCGCCATTGTGCAATGTTCCGTCAACTTTCATACCAACGCAACCTGTACCAAACATGGTTACGTTTTGTGGATATGGTGAACGTGAGTTGATCCATACACGGCTATCAGCTGGTCCCCAACCTGGATCTAAACTTACGTATGCACCAGCTGTTGGACGTTTTGTACCGTAGCTATTTGCAGAACTCAATGTTCCTGTTAGGCCCTGTAGTGTACAGTTACGTAAACCTGTGCCGTTGCGTACTAAGAACATGTTCTGTGTTAGTGATCCTAATACAGCATTAGTATATAATTGAGCCGCTTGCAATGTTTTGTAGTTACCAGTGTATACGATGTCGTATTGAATTGCTTTGATTGTAAATTCTACGTCGCGCTGGCATAGTGCAGTTGGGTAATACATGGTTACTGTACATGTTCCAGATGCGCTTGTCCACGATGCAGGAGAACCGCCTTGCTGTAGAGACACTGTAATAGTTGTGCCGTTAACAATTTGTGTAACATAATAAATTGTTCCAGCAACAATTCCACCAAATGTTGTTCCGCTGAACACTACACGCATGTTCACCGCAAAGTTTGCGCTACTACCAACAGTGATATTTGTACCACTAGCTGTTGCTGTTACTGTAGATGTGTAAGTAGAATTGATATAGGCAATTGCTTCTGCTTTCAAGAATGCTAAGTTTTCTGTTAAGATTGCTACAGCATCGTAGTTTGCTTGTGTTTGTGTTTGAGTGTTTGTACCTGTTAGGGTAGGTGCACTGCCTGTTGAATTAACATAATAGTTAACATAGGCATTTAAGTTTGTAAACAAACCTTGAACTTGTGTTACTACTGTGCTGTTACTTGCTGGGCGTGTTGTAACCTGTGCTACCGAGTTACCTGTACTTGGAGTAACAGTGGCATTGGTTAGCAAGTTAGACATGATACCGCTTAATCTTGTCATAGTTGCAACTGTTGCGGCCACATCATATTGATATGCTGTTCCAGCTGGAGCAGGTTGAATATTTGTCGAACGTAGTTCGTCACCAACTACAGATGTGTTTTGTGGAATAATGATCGGCAATACTTCGTAGTATGTACCTGTCTTAGTATTGATTGTGTAGTTAGGAATTACTACTGCTGGAATGTTAGTACTGCTTTGTGCTGTTAGAGCACTAGTAATTACACCCATCAAGTTAGTTAATAAAGTCGATGCTCCAGTTTCTGATACCTGTGTAGCGTCTGAAATTCTAGTAACACTTGACTGATACGTAGTTGTTGGTGCTAGATTTTGAATAATTCTTAAAATTACTGCCAATACTTGATTGTAGCTGGCAACGTCTTGTAGATACTGACCTGACAACAAGGTATAGGTACCTGTTGTTGTTGGGTTACTACCTGTCAATGCGTTAACATAGGCCTGGGCCGCTGCCACAGTCTTTTGATTGCCACCGTGTGACAAGTCGTAGGCCAGTGCATCAACTACAAAACCAATATCACGTGAACACTTGGTTGTATTATAGGTAAAGCTAGCCCAAATGCCGGTATTAAGGGCGATCTGTGCATTGATCCATGCGATAACTTCAGCTTGGATATAGCTACGATTACGTGTTAATAGGTTTGTTGCGGCCGGGAATTGTGCGCCCTGTTCAATTTGATATGTTGCATAACGAATTGACTGCCAAGGTTTATCTACACTTGTACCAAACGCTGGAGCAGGACTGTTAGTGCCTGTTGATGTGCTAACATAGTAGACTTGGTTAACAACACCCCAATATGTCCAGTTTGGTAAACCAGATGCGCTTACAGTTAGCACTTGTCCTGCTGTACCGATTGGTAAGCGTGTAGGACCTGCTCCACCGTAGTAGACCATGTCGCCTTGTGTTGTTAGTACAGATGTTGATGTACCTTGTGCCATCAAGTTCCAATAGGTACCAGTTGAATCATTAGCTGGACTATTGCCCGAAGCAGAAGTATGGCCTAGAATACAGACATAGGTGCTTGGACCGTAGAATACAGTATCACCTAACACGTATGCTGTTCCGCTAGCCCATGTTGTTGCAATACCAGTGTAGGTAAATGTGCTGATTGCGCCAGTGCTTACGCCGGTGATTGTAATGGTAATATCGTTAAACGGTGTTGTACCGCCAACACTTGTACCTAAAATTTTGATAGTATTTGAACCAGCAGTTGCTGAATAGCCTGTACCGTTGGCTGTCTTAGTTACTGTGTAGTTTGTACCACTTGTGGCTACAGTAAATTGTGCGCCATTTCCAGAACCAGTTACGTTAGTAGTAGTTACGCCTGTAAATGTCTGAGCAGTTGCTAACCAGCGGAAACCACTGTTTAATCTTGACCAGTATGCTGATGCTGTTGCAGGATTTTGATTTGTACCATCTGCTGTGGCCACATAAGTATAGCCACCAACAGTTACAACGTTACCAACTTGGTAAGCTGTTGCACTTGACCATGCACCGATATAGGTAAATCCAGATGTAAATAGAGCCCAATTTGATCCACCGTCTGTAGATGGAGTAATGTTGGTATTAACTGATGTTGCAATATAAACGAATCCACCGTAGGTAACTAGGTCACCGTTTTGATAAGTTGTTGAACTGCTCCAGGTATTGAAGTATTGTAGACCTTCAATGAATTTTGTAAAATTACTAGTCGAGAATGTAGCAGAACTTGTGTGGTTTGTTGTACAAATCCAAAGATCTGCACCGTACTTAACTACGTCGTTGGCCTTATAGCGTACTGAACTTCCACTCCATGCGCCGATATAGTTGAAACCTTTGTGCAGATAATCCCACTTTGATTGATCGTTTTCTAAACCAAGTGTAGCAGTTCCAGCTGAAGTATGTGCAAGATTACAAATGTATAATATACCACCGTAGCGTACTACATCGTTGACACGATATTTTGTAGACGTAGTCCAGTCAACAGTCCATAGTAGACCATCTGAAAATACATCCCAGCTACTTTGATCGTTTTCTAATCCTAGAGTTGTAGTGGCAGCTGATGTATGTCCAGTTTTACAAACATAAGTTTCAGCACCGTATTTTACTACGTCTTTAGCCTTGTATCGAGTAGAAGTATTCCAATTACCTACCCAGTTAAAACTGTTGGCAAATACTGTCCACTTTGAAAAATCGTTTTCTAATCCTAACGCACTAGTTGAAGCCGATGTGTGAGTAGTATTACACAAATAAACTACACCACCGTATTTTACTAGGTCGTTTAGTTTATAATATGTGCTAGTTGCCCATGCACCAGCCCAGGCTAAACCGTCAGCTGTTAACTGCCAATTGCCAGATGCTAAGTCTGTACTAAAGTCTGCCGCGGCAGTGTGTCCAGTTACGCAAAGGAATAGTTTACCGCCTTGACGAACTACGTCATCTTTAACGTAAACTGTACTTGTAGTCCAAGTACCTTTCCAAATAAAGCGTATTCTACCTAATTTAAATTCAGCCATTCAATGCTCCAGAATCTGTTTTTCTTTTATAATATCTATTTATCTACACCGTTTTTATAACTTATCAGATCACTAAATTACGTGGTCCTATTGTTATAAATGTTAGAACCATTTCTTGCAGTTTGAGAGTTAGTGATCGCTTGTTCAGCAAAACCACCGCTTGAAGCACTACTTGGAGCACTCTTAAACCCATGTGCAAAGAAAGCCATTGCTAACATATTCCCATCTACACCTGAAGGTACGTTATTGCCTTTACCTTGAAAACTCATTTTATTTGCTATCTTAATTGTACCAGCAACTGTTGAATATATCTTAAAAGGTCCGACTGCAACTGTACCTGCAATCAATGTACCTGTCTGTGCGTTTGAACCACCACCTGATACGTTTCTTGCCACATACGTTTTAATTGCTCGTTGTGTAGGTACAACTGAATCAGAATTTGCTGTAAAATAACTGTCAGTACTAAATTGATTAATAACAATTTGATTAGTACCTAAACTTACACCACCTAAACTCAATGTGCTTAGTCCTGACAAATTAAACAAACTAGCACTAACAGTAACAATACCAGTTGCCTGTTGAACTGCAAACAAGTTACCAACTTTAAAGTTACCGTCTTGGTCAGTACTTGTTTGGAATACTCGACCTAGATTGTTTTCAACAATCTGCTGATAACCCACTGCGGTAGTTATGTCAGTGTTTGGATAATTTGTTGTTGCTTGATTTCCAGTACCAATTAACAAGAAGTCATGTCCAGTTAAACGACACTGACTATATTTTTGTCTAATGCTTACTGATGTATTGTGTATCGACGCAACCGAGTTATCTATATCTGGTGCGATTCCCAGGGTGTAATTACTATTCCCCAATGACGTTGCTGAGACAACTTTATAGGTTGTTGAGTTTCCACTAATAGTTAATGCAGAACCTAAACCAGGACTTGATCCAATTCCTCCAACTATTAGAGTTGAACCAGATTGATAAATGTCTGCAAATCCGTTACCTGATACAACTACAGTTGTAGTTGTTGTCTGATATCCAGATCCTCTATTAGTCCACGAAGGATTGCCTAGTACACCTTTGCCAGTTCTAACTACAAAAGATGCAACTGTTCCGCCATTTAGTGACGGATTTGGATCATAAATGGTCACTGATGGTGCTGAAGCATATCCGCTACCTGGTTCCCATAATTTAATTAGGGCAATTTTACTCGATGTAATAACGACTCTACCTAGAGCAGTTGCGCCAGTTACAATATTTGATCCCACTGTAGTCGCAGTTGACGCACTTCCAGCTACTGCGATCCATAGAGGAGTTGCACTGCCTGCGGCTGAGGAATTACCAAATTGTATGTCTGACCACAATGAGCTTGCTGACATTGTGCGAATCGTCCAATTGACACCGTCTTGACTAGTTGCGGCTATAGCCGAGCCTGATGCCACTGCAAAGAATAATCCTTGTCCGTAAGCAACGGCACTCCATGTAGTATTAGCTGGGAGTGTCGATGCAGTCCATGTAATACCATCTAATGAATATGCGGCAGCCGTGCTGTTAGTTGCTATTGCTACATAACGTCCGTTACCGTAGGCCATGTCAATCCATTGACTACTTGATGGTAGTGTGCTGGCTGTCCATGTTTGTCCATTTGTACTATAGGCTGCGGCTGTCGATGCACTTCCGCCTCCTGCTATTGCTACAAAATAACCAGGACCAGAACCGTATGCTATTGCTGACCATGTTGTTGAACTTGGAAGACTGTAGGCTGTCATAGTACTTGTTCCATCGCCAACAATCACTGTAGAAGTGCCTGTGGAAACTGCGGCAAATGTACCATTACCGTAAGTTAATGAATTAAAGTTATTAGTCGATCCTGTGTTTGCACCCAAGTTCCAATTGATACCATCTGTACTATAAGCTGTTACAGAATTTGAACTTGTAAAATAATTTCCTGTATTCTGATTTGAAATTGCCACAAACGTATTGTTGGCAAAATAAACATCAGTCCATACTGCTGTAGGCATTCCTACACCAAGACTCCAACTTGTTCCGTCTGCTGAATAAGCTACTAGACCGTCTGTCGAAACTGTAACATACTTGTTGTTGCCGTATGTGGCTGCACTCCATTTACCAGAAGTTATAGTAGTTGCAGTAGCAGTAAAACCTGGACTTGTAAATGTAACACGCGGTTCAATCAAATAGTTTGTAGTTGAATCTAGTACTGAAGCAATAGTTGTTCCTGGAATAGCATGATCCCATCCTGGTGAGTTTGTGCTTTCTGTATAGATTGTTGCAACCTTTGTACCAGAGTTGTATGATTGAATGTATCCATATTGTCCTACACCTGTACCGCTAACGATCACTAATCGCAATCCAGTATAGTTTGTAGATGTATTTTGATCATTGCTGGCCAATGTTATTGATGTAGTGTTACCTGCCTGTGCTTGGTTACCTGCGGTAATGTATCCGTATCCGCCTGCGGCTGCTGTTGAACCTGTAACACGAACTTCAAATACTGCGTTATCACGGAATTCATCAGCAACTGTGGCAGCGCCTAAACCAGCACCGTTAACTGTATATGATGCTGATGTATAGTTTTGTCCGGCATTGCTATATTCAAATTTTAAGATTTTATTCTGTGCCTGTCCTGCAAATACTGAGGCAACCTGTGCAGGTTTTGTTTGGTTGTTGACAACGGCACTTAATGGTGTTTCAGATAAATCATATCCTTCGCTAACAACACCATATACACCATATGAGCTGTTACCGTTGGTAGCACGAATCTTACCACCATTTTCTGCAAAGTATCCTGAATATCCATAATATGAGAACACTGATACTAATTCAGTTAAGGCATTTGTACCGGTTACCCACGCACCAATACCGTCTGATAAAATGCAAGTAAAATCATTTGCAACGATTGATTTGTTTCCAGAGGCATGTAGTGTTCCATCGACTTTCATACCGACACAGCCTATGCCAAACATGGTTACGTTTTGTATGTATGGTGATCTTGTGCTGATCTGTACAGAGGAGTCTAATGTTCCAAATCCCGGATCTAACGATACATACGCACCACCAGTTGGACGTTTTGTTCCGTTAGCGTTTGCTGTTGTTAGTACACCGCTTAGACCTTTTAAGGTCATATTTCTAATACCGCTACCGTTTCTCACAAAGAACATGTTGCTGATAGCATATCCGCCATAGACTGTTGTTGTGGTTGAATCGTTAGTTAGTGCAACTGGAACACCGTTTGGTGTTAGAGAAACACTGAATTGTGTTGATGTCAAAGTACTTCCGACAATATAATATGTTTGTCCCTGTATCAATCCACCAAGCGGTGTTGAGAATTGGACTGCGGTGCTAACGGTTCCACTGATTGAGGTATTCAATACTGTTTGTGCTAGTGTTACAGTATAACTAACTCCGCTGGTAATCGCAGGAACTAGTAAGCCAGAATGCACATTGCTAACAGTATATACACCTGTACCACCGTTTGTTCCTGACACAAATCCAGTAATGTATGTTCCGGGTAACACATTAGTTCCAGATAATACTTGACCGATTGATACTGAGCCGCTTACTAGAGTGATAGAAGCTTGTGATCCAGTAATTGTGCCGGTGCCAGTAAATTGATTAATTTGCGAAATAGTATTACCGTTTGATACTCCTGAACCGCTAAGTACCATTCCTTTAGTAAAAGTACCTGTAATTGTGCCAGTAACTGAAAGAATATTACCGTTAATGCTTGCAGTTGTTGTCGAAGCATTGCTATAAGTCATGTTGGCTGTAGACAGAACTGTGATTAAATTCTTAGAAGCAGTAATTGTTGTTGACAATGCATTCTGACTAACACTAACTATCCAAGTTGATCCTGCTCCTGTGCCAGAAATATTTGAAACAATATATGTTCCAGTTGTTACGCCTGATCCTGACAGGTACATGCCAGCTTGTAGTGTACCGGCTGATACTGTGCCAACTGTTAGCGTTATACCACTGATTGATGAATTTAATAAAGTAGCCGTTGTTACAGTTGCGGCTGTTGCAGTAGTGCTTACAGATCCTGATGCTAGAGGTTGGATTGTAGTTCCGCGCAGTTCGTCACCAACTAATGCTACACCGGCTGGCACGCTGATTGGTAGCACTTCGCTGTATAAACCTGTTTTAATAAAAATTGTTGCGGGTCCGACAATATTAGCACATGCATAGGCTACCGATGCCCACGGATCCTGTAATGTTTGTCCGTAACCTGGTGCATCAACACCACCTGGTGCAACATAATACACTCCGCCGACTATGGCTCCAAAATTATCCCAACCAGGAGTTGCCGCTGGAGTTACTTGTAATACGTTACTGACCGTGCCTATGCCTAGTCGTTGCGCGGCGCCGTTATTATACATTTGGAAGTCGCCAACGTATTCCATAACTTCAAACGGGCTACCTTGAGTATATGTAATCCAATAGGTGTTAGTTGTGTCTGCGGCAGGACTATTTGATGCAGATGATACGTGTCCTAAGATGCACTGATAGCTAGTACTAATATAGTTTATAGTATCGCCGACTACATATGATGTACCAGTGTTCCAAACATTTTGCCATCTGTTACCTGGAATTACTAGTTGCCAAGCCGATGCTGATGTAATTGGTTCTTGTCCTAGATTGTCTGCAATCGCTGTATATAAATTTCCACCTTGGCGGACTGTGTCACCGATATAGTATTGAGTAGTCAAAGACCAATCGCCTCTAAGTCTATAGTTTTTGTTTAATAGTGTCCAGTTACTACCAGAATCTGTCGATGGTACGTTGTTAACGTTGCCGTTGATTGCGCTATAGTAGTTGTAACCACCGTAGGATACAATGTCACCGATTTGATATACAATGTTATTGATCCAGCCGTTGAGAAATTCCATACCGGCAATATAGACTGTGAATTTTGATATGTCAAATCCTGTACCTGCGACAGGTTGTGAATTTAAGTATTGTGTTGCTACAGATGTATGGCCTGCTGTACACAGCCATAAATCAGCTCCATATTTTACAAGGTCATTGGCCTTGTATCTGACGCCAGTAGTCCAGTTTGATTTTACATCAATACCTGTAATGACCACTTGCCAGTTTAAGATATCTGCTTCTAAACCGTTAGCTGCCGACGATTGACTCAAGTGACCTGTAGTGCAACGATAGACATTTCCACCGTAACGAACTATGTCGTTGAGTTTATAGCGATAGCTAGTTTGCCAATCTTTCTGCCATTTGTCTGTTAGAACAACAGTATCCCACTTGGATGAATCTAATTCGAGGCCAAGCTGACTTGTTCCGCTAATAGTACCGCTAGTTGTAAAACCAGATGTGCCATTAGAATATGACACAGAACTTGTTGATATGTTAGTAACAGTATATGTTCCGTTATAGCCTGCAGGAACCATGCCTGTAACTGTAATACTTGATCCAACTACATATGGTTGTACTGGCTGTACTGCAAATGACAAGGTTGCCACAGTACCAGAACCCGAAGCACTAGTAACTGAAAGCGATGCTATACTTGGAGCACTAGTATGTGCAGTATTACAGCGATAAATGTTTCCGCCGTACTTGACTAGATCATTAAGTTTGTATCGAGTACCGTTAGCCCAAGCGCCTAACCAATTGTCAGTAACTGCATAACTGGCCCATTTTGCTTGATCATTTTCTAGACCAAGTGCAGTTGTAGCTGCCGAAGTATGTTGTAGTGTACAAATATAAACGATGCTACCGTAAACAACGATACTACCTACATCATAAAATGTACTAGGAGTCCAAGCACCTTTAAAGCTGTATCCGTCGAACCAAACAGTCCATATCCCGCTGGTTAGGTCTGTATAAAAACTTGTGCCGGCAGTATTACCGGTCAAGCAAACATATGATTTTCCGCCATAGCTGACAATGTCATCTTTAGTGTATAAAGTAGAAGCGGCCCAAGCACCCTTCCATGTATAGCGTATTCTACTGATTTTAAATTCGGCCATTTAGTATTCTCGATAATTTCTAATATTTATATACCGCTTGGGTAGCTATATTGTGACCCTGTACGGGCAACTAATTCTCCGTTAGCGTCGATATAATAGTATGTACTCTTGTCGCTCCAGCGATATTGTTCGTAATTTAAATTTGGATATTGCAAATTATGATTGATGTCTCGACCTTCAAAAAAATCAACACCTTCCTGGAAGTCTTGATAATCGTCAGCTGAAGCACCTGGATTATTAATAGTTACCGAATCTGATCTGCTCAGTTGATCAATACGAACAAAGTATACTTCACCTGTAGTATCATCTCTACGCAAGCCATACATATACCTCGGCATGCCGCCAAGTAATTCGTCCTGTGATCTACCAAATCTATAGTTATCTGACATTATTTGCTCCTTAGACTATCTCAGCGTAGCTCATTGTTACATCGACACTGTTTGCGGTATCGCTAACAATACCAAGTGTAGCATTGCCTTGAATAATCAATTTCTCTCCATTATTAATAAGTTTGGCACTAGTGTATGGAGGAATTACTAAGCCGTTAATGTAATTTGCAGTAGTAGGAGTTGTATCTGTAACTGTAACTGTAATGATTACATCGTAATCTGTTTTGTTTGAAATATTACACCCAATAAGTGTATACACGCTGGTCAACGGAGGAGCCAATAATGTTACTGGACTTGTTCCTATGTTTGTAACCGCTGTTGTTCTAAAATATGTTGCCATTTAAAATTATCCGCCAAATATTAATGCTTGTAAAATAGAAATGTCAGTTGCGGCTGCGGCTGTAACACCTGCGGCACTACCTGCGGCACTAGTCCAGCCACTACCGTCAAAAATTTCTACAAGGATTTGTTGTGTATTAAAACGTAACATTCCTAATTCTGCTGTAAGCGGGCGATCAGTAGTTGTTCCGTTAGGAATAACAACACCGTAAGTACCAGCCATCTTAACGTAACCTGTGGCATCTTCAACAAATGTCGATACGCCGCCGCTTGCAATATTAGTAATTGTATTGTTGCTGAATCTAAAATTACCTAACACGATTCCGCCAGATCCTGATGTAGTTAAATTTATATCAGTATTTGGTGATAGTGCGCTAATTGTATTATTTGTTATGTCAATTGAACTAGTTCTAACATCGCTTGCAATTAAATTAGTAATTGTAATATTTGTGATGTTAGCTGTGTTAACATAAATGTTGTTCCATTGTAGTAGACTAGAACCTAAATTATATGTATTAGATGCTGAAGGAACAATGTCGCTGTTTACTTCACCAGTAAAAGCAACAGTATCTGTAGTTGCATTACCTAGGGTGATATTTCCATCAGCTGTGATAGTACCAGTGGCATGTAGGTCACCGTTGACTAGTGTGTTAGAATTAATTCTAACTATTCCAGTTCCACTAGCTGTAACATTAATATTGGTATTAGTACCCAACGCACTAATAGTACTACCACTTAATTGTAAATTTCCAGCTTGCAACGTTCCAGAGTAAACACTTGCATTTGTGCCCTGGGCTGTGATGTTAATAGTATTTGAAGTACTGCTGATAGTATTACCACTAAATGTGATAGTACCAAGTGTTGTTGAGTTGTTTACGTATAAGTTTGTTGAGCGTGTTGTACCTACTACATCTAAGTCGTATGCTGGCGCTGTTGTGTTAACACCAATGCGGCTGTTCACAACATCCAAATAGAGTAAGTTCGTCTCGAAGGCTAAATTATTTCCGTTACGGAGTAAATTATCCTTTAAGAGCGGACCCGAAATACGACCAACAGCCATTATGCTCTCCTTATACCCCGTGTTTCACGGTTAACCATGTTTGGGTTCATTACCCGCATCTCCATTGCGCACGGAGCTCTTTGTCGGTTTACCACAGTCGAATATCGCAAAATCTTGGTCTGATCTTGCAGTACAAGTATTTAGCAGTTTTTGGTTTTTAGGCTAAGATAAGGGCCCAAGCATCGGCAGTATCGTAAACTGCTTCTTGACTTAGGATTGGAGATGTTCCTGTAATACCAACCCATGTGTTAACCGGATCGCTGTAAACTTCGACTGCCCTATTGTCAGTGTTCCATCTGAAAGTACCAACTTCAGGATTCGGAGGGCGTTGAGTTGTTGTTCCAGCGGCCACTACCCACGCCTTGGAACCTGCGATCTTCCAATAGCCAGTTCCAGTGCTTGCTAGAGTCAACGGTGTTCCTGGAGTTGTAGTAAGTGTACTGTCTTTAATTGTTATTCCAGAATTTGGCATGTTGATTTTGCCTGTTCCTGATACTGAAAAAACTACGTTGTTTGAACTGTTTACGTTGCTGATCGTATCGTTGTTGAAATAAACATTGCCAGCTTGCATGGTGCTCAGTGCAAGTTGGCTTACATTCATAGTACCGGTGAGTCCCCCACCTATTAGATTATTAGCATATAAATTTTTCCACTGTAGAGAACCAGACCCTAAGTTGTAAGCTGTTATTCCAGATTCATCATATACTGCTAGTCCATCTTCAGTGATCCATTGATCTCCAGTAACTTCTAATCCTACAAAATCAGTTGGAGCAGGCACAATGTCACTGTTAACTTCAGCAAGGATTGTGATCAAATCTGAAGGATCATTGCCCAGTTGCAGATCACCGTCAAAGGTAATATTTCCAGTTGCATGCAAACTACCGTTAATTAGCACACTATTATTAATGACGGTACTACCGGTTCCTGATGGATTAAAATTTATATCGCTGTTTGTGCCGTTGCCTCTAATCGCATTAGAAGTTAATAATAAATCGCTGGTGCTAACACCTGATGTAACTATTAAAGGATTTGTCGATTGATTAGGCTGTATTGTTAGCCCTGTGATAATATTATTAATTGTACTACCGGAAATTTCAAAATTTGCTAGATCGCTAGTACCAGTACCAATTAAATTTATAGTGTTAATATTACCAGTGGTTGTTCCGCCTTGATTAGTAAAGGTTCCAACATGCAGGGCAGCCACAGGTGTATTGTTGTTAATACCAATGTTGGTATTTCCGCTGTTTACGTTTAGATAGAGTAGGCTAGTGTCAAACGCAAGGTCAACACCGTTGCGTTTTAGATTATCTGCTAGTAACGGGCCGCTGATTCTACCAAATTGATTGGCCATATTCGCTCCTGATTAGGAATCAAATCCAGATAATACTATTACTGGTTTTCCGTAGGGTATTGCTGAACTGAAATTTAAGTAACTGCCTGTGGCTGTGGCTGTTGGAACAACGATGTTTATAAACGTTCCAGTCGGAATACTGCCAGTTACTGTTGGCTTATTAATAGTGATAGTATCCAACTGCCCAGATGCATTGGTTGTATAGCTAGACACTGTGGTTGCGCTTTGTATTCTGTTAGAATATGTACCAGTGATAGTCACTGCGGATCCTACTAGATTCAAAGAAGGATAAATGATATCCGCTGATGTGTCTAAATTAATAGTTGTTGCACCAATGCTAGTTGATCCTGTAGTTTGCGGTTGATATGTCTCGCCTGGAATACTTGGATTAGGAACTACTGTATAGTTAGTGTTGAAAATTTGTATAACGTTTTCTACTAGCACAATAAGATTCGCGCCAGTCCACGAATATCCGCTTTGAGATACTAGTGGAGGTGCAGGATTTAATGGACCAAAATATGTAGCACTGGCATCACCGTAGCCCACAGTTTGTAGGATAATTGCTCCGGACTCTCGATATCGTAATGCCCTCCAAGAGTATCCTTGATAAACTTCAACATCGCCTGTGTCTTTGTTGTAACGCATCATACCATTGTCAGGAACAGCTGGTCTTTCGCTAGTTGCGCCAGCAGGTAACTTCATGGTATTTGTACTACCCATGACTACTGCGTTTGTAGTATCTACATACAACGCATTATCGTATACTGCTCTGCGATTTAGAGTTTGTCTGCGTAAAAATCTCATTATACCGCCAATGTACTAATTGTTACTACTAGTCTGCTAGCTGTGTCGCTAACTGCTACCAGTGTATCTCCATTACCTAATACTAATTTTTCTTGATCAAAACTTAATGTTTCACCTGCTGTGATAGGAATGGCCTTGGCTATTAAATTATTATTTGATAGTGTTGCGCCATTTGGTACAGCATACAAAGTAAGTGTCGCTATATTTGCATTAGGATTTGATGCGTCAAATGCAACAATATTGCAAAAAATCATGCAGGTAATAGCATTGTTGCCAGTGCTAGAATATATTGTTGTGTTAGATGTTCCAATTGCTGCCGATGTTAATGCCATAGTTGTTCCTTACAATAAAATTCCCAATAGTACCGCTCTATTCTTACTTACCAATTCGTCTTGTACTGAAGACCTAACTAGATAAAGTCCAGTATTTCCTGGGCCAACTGTAGCACTTGAATATACTTTTGATTTACCAGAAACAACTCCACCTTGATTTGTTATAACCGTCGGTGTTTGATCATCGAGATTTAATATAGCATTAACTTCTACGTTTGAATTAATTGCCGTTAATATTAAATTGTTGCCAAGGCTTGTGTTTCCAATGGTGTTTTGATACTGATTGATATTACCAACTGTTACTCCGCCTGCTGTTACAGAAGCTACTAGAGTTTGTGCTACTGAAAAGTTAATACTTGAACCAAAACTTTGAATACTAGTATTAGCTGTGTTAATTGCACCACTAGTTGGGAAATAGATACGGTCTACAGTAGCAACTCCGTTATTGGCCGCTACATAGTTTGTTAGATATTTTCTATTAATCAAGTGGTTGTCTTGACTGACGTATTGCTCATAGTTTGGACTGTTAGCAACTAACAATGCATGGTTACTGCCTTGCATGTCAAATACGAAGTCTGTTGCGCCGCTGTTTGCAAGAGATCCTACTTGTAAAGCACCGTAGGATCCTGCAGAATCTTTCATAACCCAAGTTCCAGAAACATAAGTTCCTGTTGTTGGATTATAGTGTGTTACCGAGTCATTAAAATAAAATTGTGCATCTGGATAATTGCCGCGTTTAATTGCAATACCAGAAACATAACCAAGAGTAGAACTAATTCCGTTGCCAGTTTGGCCTACGTTCAAATATAGAATATTATCACTAATATTAATGTTACTAGACTCAACAGTGGTTGTTTTGCCCTTAACATCTAAGTTTCCATATACTATAATATTACCAGTAGTATCGGGATTAGTTCCAGCATCCAACGTGATATTACCACCAGTTTGTACCTGGATTCTATAATCGCCTTGGCTTACTTTTAAAATCTTTGACATGTATTATCCTTAATAAGGGGGGTTGCCCTCCCTATATTAATTAAGCGTTTTCGATTTGTACGCTGTAACCGTTAACAGCTGAACCAAATGTCCAAGGAATTTGTTTACCTGCTGTGAACTGTGAACCGGCACTTGAACTCAAACGTGTAATTGCTTTTGGATTTAGTGTACATGTGTGAGCAGTTAGCTTACGTACTAGATATGTACCACCTGCGCTATCTTTAGCAACGATGTTCATTTCAACACCTTCAACTGCTGTATAACCAAGTGTACCGTCTGCTTCAGCGTCATAACGAATACGTGCAATACGTGTACCTACACGCTCGTATAGTGCGCTAGTATCGCCTGTTTTGTTCACACGATAACGTTTAGATGAAATTTGCTTTTGAATATCAACTTCAACTAGTGAACCACCGATGTATGCGTAGGCAATGATAGCATTTTCTTCGTATGTTGCAGAACCAACTGCACCAGTATCTGTTGCCATTGTTACAACGTTCAACGATGGAGCTGTTTGAGTTGTAAATGTATGTCCACCCCATGATAGTGTTGGAGCTGTAACATAACCTGAACCTGAGTTAGTAACATCAATACGCTTAACACGGAATGTTACTGTAATTTGTACGTCTGTACCAGTTGGAGTTTGTCTTGCGTTGAATGTTGTAATACCAGAACCAGTAAAATCACCGCGACGGAATTCGCCACGATTGCCACCTGTTAGGTTAACCGATGTAACTGCACCACCACCGTTAACTACAAAGTTAACAACTGCACCACCACCTAGGCCAACAATACTTGTTGAAAGACCTGCTGTGTAACCAGTAGCACCACCCGAAGCGTATGTAACTGTTTCAATTTCAAATACTGGTGATAAAACTGCTGTTGTACCGTTAGCAATAGTTGGAGCCGATGCTGTTAGTGTTGGAAAGTTTTGATATGTGTTGTTAACAACAAAGCTACCAACACCGCCAGCCGGTTGGCTAACACTTCCTACGCCTTGACCACCGATGCCATCATCAGTTGGGCGATTGGTACCGATATTGCGGTTACCAAAATATTTTTTATTTAAGGGACGTCCCATTTTGTTTTCTCCTTTGTAGAAACAACGGCGTTCTAGGCCGTACGCGGTTGGATTTCCGCATAAAACTCACCCCGTGTGAGTCGTACATTGTATTTATGCGTAAGTGATACGGACAGCAACTTGGTCAATATAGGCCAGGTCTTTATGTGGTATTAATATGTTGCTACGTAGTGCTATAGAAACACCAAACGTAGAATTGTTTACATCAGCTACAGTTAAAGGTGTGCCCCATGTGTTACTTGCACCGCCATAAATTTTAAGATCAGATATGACAACATCTGCAATGTTATCACCTATAGGTTCACCGTTTAAGGTAAGCTGTATAAGAAAATCTTGTATTCTAGCCAGTCTAATAGAACCTAAACGCAATTCTACACCTAGTATAGTTGCGCCAGCAATGTTAAAATTAAAATTAGTACAGACTAGTCTAGCTGTTCTACTGGCAAATACTTCTTGATAAAGCCCAGGTATAGTGTGCAATGTATCTGAACTAACAGCATAACTGTCTTTTGAAATAATCTCATCAGAATGATTCCACAGGATATCTTTTGCAGTATCTTGTACTTGCACTATTTGATTAGGAATTAGGAATTCTGTGCGGGCCATACTATATTTACATAAAAAAAGGGCTCCGAAGAGCCCTTTTAGATTGACAAACAAAAACCAATATTATTGGAATTTTACGTTTGCTGATGTGATACCAACTAAACCTAAGTAGTCAGCCGCGTTACCTAGAGATGATGCTGTGTTTGACAACTCAACATATCCATAACGTGTCATGAAGCTTACTACTGGTTCAAATGTTGATGGATCCAATACAACACCGCTTGACATCAATGGGATGTATGGGCAGTAGAATGCTGGAGCATCTGATTCGCTTGCGCCTTTGTAACCAACTAGGATGCTTGTTGAATCTGAAGCATAGCTGTTTACATAGATCTTCATAGCACCGTTCAATGTACCAACAAACTTAGTGTTTGTAGGTGCTTCGAATGTGCCTTCTGTTGTACGAGCAAAAGCTGAAGTAGTAGCAGACTGTAGAATTGTTAACGCAAATGGGCTAACAACTGCATAGTTACCTGCACCACGACGTGTACGTTGAGCGATCAAGTTACTTACGCGGTTGATCATAACTGCCAAGGCAGCATGTTCATCACCAAAAAATGATGCGGTACCGCTAACAGCGGATTGGTCGTATGCTTGTTGGTTTTGTGAACCAGCCAAAGTAA